ATCTCTGCGACCAAGACATTGCTCCGGTCGGAGTGCATCTCCAAAATTTCCTGCTCCAACTTCCGGTTCTCTTCGCGCAGCCGGTCGTAAAGATATTCTGATTGCTTATTCACGTCTCCACCTCGGGGTCAATGATTCGTAATGGAATGAAAGTCTCGACCGTAAGTTTGCACTCATAACAGCGGTGTCGAGAAATTGATCGCCCCGTTGTGCCATGCTCGAACACAACTTCCTCATCGGGGTCGTAACCGTGAAACTCGTGGCGAGGCGAAAAGGAATACATCACGGCAACGTTGCAGCGCGGGCAGTTCATTTGCTCTCTCCTCTCGCACGGATTTCGTCTCTGATGTATTTGAGAGCGTCAACAGTCCAATCCCTCGCCATCTCGCCCGCCGCGCTTTTGCCGACCGGAATTTGATACGCCTCAATGATCTTGATGCACGCCTTCCGCTCCGCTGCTGCGGCAAGTTTGGCGAAACGCTCAATAGCGAGTGACTGTGCATCGTAATATGGCTGCAACCCTGCCTCTTTTGCCAATCGGATGACCTCTTCTCTGTTCATTTGCTCTCTCCTCGCACTAACGGCTGCGGCGTAACCACGTAGAAAGGACGCTTCCCGCTCAGCCTTTGCAACGAGTTCAGCAAAGCGTTCCAGTTCTGACTGCCCCGCAGTCCAGTAATTGTTGTAAAGGAACTCCGTCGGCTCGGCCATTCCCGCCTCCCGCGCCAGCCGGATGATGTCTTCTCTGTTCATTTGCTTTCTCCTCTCGCACGAATGGCGTCGGCGCACCGTTTCGCCTCTTTTGCCTGTGATATCGCGTCTGCATGCCAGCACGCTGCAAATTCTAAATCACACACCCGCGCACACGCCTCCCGCTCGGCCTCAGCCACTCGGTCGATCAGGTATCGCCATTGGTTCGGGGCGAGGGGATAATGGAACTCCGCATCCGGCGGCACCTTAAATGCCTCCAGCATCAACGCTTTGAGTTCGTCGTCGTTCACGGCTTCACCTCTTCTTTCAGCGCAGCGTCAAGAATGGCGATTTCTTCGCTGCGGTCGAGCGCACACCCGGCTTTCGTGATGATGCCATGCGTGTCTCTAAACGCCGCCAGCAACTTCCAAACCACGGCGCGAGGTAGGGTGATTGTGTCGTTGCCATCGCGATACACGCTGATCGTTCGGCTGTCTCCGTCAATGACTTCAATGATTTCGCTCATGGCTTCGGCTCCTCTGCTTCGGCTTGCAGCATCTGGTGGACCTGATCCAGCAGTTCCGCGTTTGCCGCCTTCAAGTCATCAATTTGTATCACATACCCACGCACAGACAGTTTCATCTCATGCCATTGGTTGATCTGATGCAGCCGCTCGTTCTCGGCATACAGCCTCCGCAGTTCGGCGGCGGCGCGTTTATCCACTTCACCACTAATCACAGTACCAAGCGGCGCTTCAAGCTCGTCAGCAAGGAACAAGGCTTCGGGTTGTTCGGTCATACTTTGCCCTCCGCTCTGGCGATGGCTGCTCTGACGCGCTGCGCAAGGTCAACCGTCCAGTCGTAGTCTCGATGTCGAGTTTCCTCGCTTACTTCTTTCAACGCCTCCAACAGTTCCGGCGCGGCTGCGATCAGCGCGGCGTTGGCGATAGCCTCGTTTTCGCTTATGGCGTCGGAGTCGCGCCCGCTCTTATGCAAACTGCCGTCATCCGCAACAAACCACGCCACATGTGCCGTCGCAACTGCACGAATACCGCCTAACGGGTTGCGATGAGAAACACGGTTGATCTGTGGCGTGACAATCCACGGCCCCGGTGTGTGCTTGCTCATTTGTCCTCCGCCTTGGTGATGGCGTCATGAATTCGGCTTACGCATTCAGGCATATGCTTCCCCCCAAGAAAGTTTTTTAGCCACTTCAAAGTTTTCAACAGTTCCGCATTCACTTCATACAGCCTTTGCTGTTCTGCCTCCTCACGGGCTTTCTGTTGCTGCTCTTTGCGGATCATGGCGTCGTACCGCTTGATGCCACGCCTGCGAGCAGACTTAAGAGTGCCAACATTAACGCCCCACTCGTAGGCAATCTTCCACGACTCCATGTTTTTCCCTGCCGCTTTGGCTTCAGCGGACAGGCATAACAGTTCCTTGTACTGATCAAGAGTCAGTACGCTTCTTCCCCTGCTCACCAGATATCCCTCCCATTTCTTTTACAGGCCCAGTTAGGCGGGGGGACGTTCTCCCCCCTGATCCGTGTGTTGACGTACCGCCGCCAAGCAAAAAAGCGCCGGACGGTTTCGATCCAGTTCATGCTCGCTTCCTCGCATCAATCTCACGCTGCAAATACCACGCAGCCTTCTCCAAGTCCTCGATGGGGTCGGAGTTCTTCTTACCTGCACGACTCACGTACTTGATGACGTTGCCCAGTCGGTAGTTCAAATCCTTGGCCTCGATGAAGTCGATGGTCTCGATGCCACCCGTCTTGTAATGCGGGGGGTGATTGACAGTTTCGATAGCAACTTGTGGGTTGACTACATTGTCCGGCGTGAACACGCTTCTGTCCTGTTGCTTCTCCTGCTTGTTCTTCTTGTCAAGCCAACGCACCGTATAGACACGGTTCTTTGAAACATTCAGTTTTAGGGCGGTCTCTCCCACGGAATTGCCTATCGCGAGCAAGCGGCGAATCTTATCGGTCATTGTCATTGGTCGAATCTCCTTGGTTATCGAACACGTTGAAATGTTTGCGAAGCGCAATGCTGTGGTTCCTCAAGTACGCATCTACAGTATTAGCGACACTAGTAGGGGCGCGAAGTCCATGAAGCGTGTACGCCATATAAGCAAATGACTTCATCGATTCTGTCGAAAAGGTCTCGCTTTTGATGATCTCTGCAACCTGTGCCACGCCTTCCGACGTATAAAAATTTATCAGAAGTAAGGGTCTAGGTAATCCAGATTCTTTCAGAAGCGTATCGAACACACCCAACTTCTCGCGGACTTTGATACCACGTTTGAACTTGGTAAGTTTGGATCGCCAGACTTTGCGAGCATCGGGATTCACAGTACTCAGCAAGTTGGGTCTGCGGTTAACGCAATCTCCAGTAAGAAGGTCAAAGGTAATACCCTCGAAGTACTCCGGTGCCTCCTTCTTCATAATACTGTGATATTGTCCGTACCTAGGAATATGTCTTGCGTGTACTATCTTCCACCGACCAGTGGATACACGGTACCAATAGAAGGGAAGCGCACCATGTAACGAAGACCCCAGAGTATACTGCACCGATCTCGCCTGAGCATCGCTCAAAGTAAACTTGAACTTATTATCAGGCGTGAGGATGCCAAGCACAGCACCTTGAAAGTTCTTGATCGAAATCTCGTAAGACCCGTCGGCTAACCGCTTGCTCCTAGCCCATGACTTGAGGGGTCTGCCATCAGCCTGTGACCTAGCCCCTTTGTTGTACTGCTCCGCGTCCGCATATGTTCCTATAAATGCTTTCACCATGATTCAATCCTCGCTTCTGTTTCAATCCATACCCGTGCTCCACAAGACAACGGCTTGTCAGGTGAATAGACGATCTTTGACGGACCGTGGATCACCACCTCGTGAGCATAGGTATTGGACTCGTAAGTCTTGATTGTAAGTACGGGGTCTCGCGACCCCGACTTTGTGTTGCTCCTGATAACATGCTGATTAACGTGGATGATCTTTTTCATTTGAGCATCTTCGTAGCAATGACGACCGCAGCAACTTCACTCAGGTTAACGTCACTCGGCAATGCCGTTGCAGAAGTAGCCGTCTTGCGCTCGACAACTTCCAAGTGTCGGTTCTTGGCATGTTGCGGAAGCAAATCCCACAGCGCAGGAAATGCCTTGAGAGCAGGGGCAAGCGTCGTGTACGCCGAACAAATCTTGATGACATCACGCACGAACTTGTCCTTGCGCAGTCTAACCCTTTCGATATTCTCTCGTCGGCGGTAGAACGCACTAAATAATTTAATACCTACTACGTCGTCTGCATTCGGCTCACGAGTAGTCAGATGCTCATTGGGTTGATATCCGGCCCGTAGAACATTCGGTAGCCCCTGTGTCGTATACGGCCAAGGCTTCCGATAAGGCAGCGGGAAGTTCATCTCCACTGAAACATTGCTAAAGTGGGAAATGTTTATGTGGTCAATAACACGCATAAACCCGGCGGGCAGCGCATCCATCATTGCCCTAGTATCACTGTCGATCAGCCAGTCATACAACTGGATACCCATATCGTCAGTAATCTCTGACCTGAGCGCAGCCTCCTGCTGCGCCTTGAACATACCAGAAGCATTGTCTGTGATCTGTTGGATCAACTCAGCACTAAAACGAACAACAGCCATTGTCTTTCTCCGTAAGTTATTACATCAACACAACTTCACCGAACGGTGCAGTACCTGCATCAGTACTTACCCACAGCACAGGATAGTCAGGGGCAGTACCGAAATCGTTACAGCACAGGTCGGTCAAGAACACACAAGCAACGGGGTTGATATCGTGCTCCATCGCATACTTGAACACGGGACTGAAGGCAGTACCGCCACCACCATGCGGACGGATATCGAGTGCATCGTCGGGCAAGTACGACTCGTAGTGTGAAACTGTCGAGTCGAAGTACACAACGTGCAACTTCTTGGGGCAAGAGTCGGTCTTGATCGCTGAAATCTCGGCAGCGAACTGCGCAATGATCTCGGGGCTGATAGACCCAGAGCAGTCAACTGCGACCAACATCTCGCCCATAACCTCACCGCTGATCGTCGGCAGGTAGAACCCCTGCTGCACAAACCTGCGATTGGGACGCGCAAAGGTACGGGAATCGTTCTTGGCCCGCTCCGCAAAGCGACGTAGAACATCTTTCCAGTTGACCTTGGGCTGCATCATCTCACCGACGAGCCGCTCCATACCGGCAGACAACTTGCCCATCATCTTGGCTGCTTGTGCAGCCTGAGCAACTTTCACCTTCCACTCGGCACGCTGCTGCTCCTTCTCGGCAGGTGTACCGTCGTCGTCTTGGCAGTCGTCAAGCGGATCATTGCCGTGTGGATTATCCGGCAGGATGTTATAGATACCGTCGGACGTTTGGCCACCGGCATTGTAGATGTTGTCATCGAGCAGTCCACCTGTCGGCATCTTGCCGATCTTCTCGTCGGACAACAGTTTGTTGATGACGTAATCACCTGCCTGATTCCACTTGCGATGATCGCGATCGCCACGCCGGAAGCAATGCTCAAGCATGGGATGGAAGCACTCGTGTGCTACCAAGAACTTCAGTTCCTCATCGTTCAACTTGTCCACGAAGTCGGGGTTGAACTTGATGCACTTGCCGTTGGTCGCAGCAGTCGGGATAGACTGATCGATGTGGTACGGCAGTCCCAATGCGATGCTGCCAATGAACGGATGCTCCAGTACGAGACTGGTCTTTGCCTTGGCCAATCGCGTCTTGATCTTGGCCTCGCGCTGCGGAGTGAGGGGAGCAGGGGTTACCTGCTCCTTCTGGACTACTACTGATGCCATATCACATACCTCCCATGATTGCGGACATTTTGTCCATGATGGCTTTGGCCTCTGCTGCGGTGTCCCGTCGAACTTCAGGATGCAGCCTGAGAATTTCAGGGTTCTTGAGCAACTTGGTTTCGATCTCCTGCCGCATTGCTTCCAGTTGCGGGTCGTCGGCAAAGTTCAGCCTAGGCAACAACTCGCACAGGTCTCGGGCATTGTCGATCATGCTGTCCCGAAAGATCGACTTGGGATCGGCACACTTCTCGGCAATATGTTTTACCTTGTCGTACACCCTGCCCCACAGGTCTTTCATCGCCGCAGACTGGGCAGACTTCACCTGCTCTTCAACCTGCAAGCGAATCTTTGCTACCTCATCGGCAGACAACTGCACACGGAAGTCAGCACTCGGCATGGGCATCACGTTGATATCCATGTAGAACTTGCTTGCGATCGTGTGCTGCTCCGGATAGTCAGCCTCGCAGTACAACGGCCCCAGAGTCTGCTGCGCTCGTTGCTTGAACACGGCATACCCATCAGCAAACTGGTTGACAATCACCATCCAGTCGGCTTTGTCTCGCCGGAACTTGGTCATAAACCCAAGGTAGTTTCCCGTCGGCAGGATGAACGTACCCTCCATGCTCCACGGCAGCGTGTTGTCGTAGAAGTCATTACGAATCAACCCTGCCTTGCTGTGGATATCATCGAGCAGCGTACATCCCGGAAGCAGGGACTTGTTATAGCGCCCCACGCTTGATGCCACGCCATTGGACTGTGCTACCTCACGGGTAACACGCTTATCGAGTTTGCGACCTGCCCACCCACCGATATTGAGTGATACGAGCAGTGCTTTATCGTTCAGATTCATCGTTGGTACTCCTCTGATTAGAACAGAACATCTTGATGCTTGACACTCCACCGCACAAACGCTTGCGTGTTAGCCAGTTCGGGATGCTTACGCAGTGCATACGAGACTGACAGGACGCTGAACTCTGGCGGCATACGCTCGAAGTAGGTGCAAGCCCGATCGAAGTTAGCCTCGGTGCAACGCTGTGCCAAAGAGCCTGAGAGAGCGTAAAGAGTTGCAGGATCGGTCGGCACCTCACCCTTGTCAGGGTTCAGCAGAATGCCATCGGGATTAGGCAACTTGCGGTAGATACGCAGATAGCCAGTGAACTCGGCAGCAGCACCCTCACCGACAGCGCCCTTGAACGCCTCGTACTCAGCCTCGGTGGGGACAATACCCATCACATCGCTGACACCCTCCACCCATGAACGTGGCGTAGGATTCTGATCACGCTGCGGATCGAAGTCATGCAGCAGAGCCGTCTTGAAGCGGATGAACGATATCACCTCGGGCTTCACGTTGTTGTCGATGGCCCATGAAGTCCAGTCGTCCAAGTGAGTCTCGAACTCAAGCACAGTCTCACGATTACGCAAGTGGCTGAGTACTCGGTTAGCACCGGCTCGGTCAGACTGACGATTGCCCGTTGAGATAACCTGCCACCCATCGGCCATGGGTACACCGTGCAAGTTACGCGCTTGGCAGATGTTGGCAATGACCTTCTGGATGTCAGCACTTGCTTGGTTGCGATCGTCGAAGCACAAGATGCCGCCACGGCCATCATCCCACTTGCTGCCCTTGGACGGGAACCACTCGGGAATCTTGTAGCCGAAGGACTGCGCAGAACTCATCATGTCGGGAACACCGAAGTCTTCCACGAGCATGGTAGGTACATGCCGCTCGATATAGTGCTTGTCGAGTTCCTTGGCAGTACCGTGTACCACGGTAGTCTTGCCGCCACCCGGCGGGCCTTCGATGCAGACCGTGCGGTTAACCGCATGCAGGGACTTGAGAGTTTCTTTCAGTAGTGTCGGACGCATTTCACTTTACTCCATGCTTGTTGTTGAACTTGTCGTGGTCAGGGCCGTAGGAAACTACGGCTTTATCTATCTGGTCTCGGGCTGCTTTAGCAGCCGCCTTGTTGCCGAAATACAACGGCGTACCGTCGTCATCTCGCACCAGACTTCCACCTTTGCCGTACCTTAGTACGAATAAACGCTTCATCGCTTCTCCTTAGTTAATGATCAACCACACCGTGGCCGTAGCCACAGCAACCAGTCCCCCGTGAACTACTCCACGGCGGTAAACGCTCCACAGGAGCGAATTCAGTTCTTCGGGAGTGACGATTCTCATCGCTCGTACCGCTCCCCGGTAGCACGAACCCACTTTGCGGCTTCCTCGGAGTCCGAATCCCACGCGGCGTCTCGGTCGAATTGCGCAGCGACCTGCTCCGTTGTCTGCAACCCGCCCAGATACGTCCTGCCGAAATCCGCGAGGCGTGTTTGGTATTGCTCTTCGGTTTCATTCTCCGGGTCGATACCCCAACCGAACTCCCCCTCGAAAGAATCGCAATGCGAACAGGAACCGAATGTTCCCTGTACCCAACCACGTTCGCCGCCGTATTTGACGAGGGCCACCCAGACACCCTGATACGATCCCAGATACTTGAACTCCAGAATCTCAGCACCTGCTGCGGTCAACGCTGCTTCGTAACTCATCGCTCATCCTCCTCATCCAAAAAACCATTGATATGTGCCATGTCTGCAACATCGGCCTCGCTCATGTACTTGAGACAGGCCGTGATCACGGCGTCCTTGCTCAAGATGCCTTCTTCAAGCATCTCTAGAATCTGGTTGGTTACTTTTCTCGTCTTCACTTCACACCTCCATGCTTCTCGATTACATCCATCACCACTTCGTACGGGACATACCCGTACACGGTATCGGCTGGGCGCTCTGCGTCCTCGGCGTAAGGCATTAATTTATCCTCGTACTCGCTCGGGTACCCCACTTCAAACTGTGTATACGGCCCGTCGTCATCACGCGGCTCGCAATAGTGGTAGATGCTCGCTTGAACCGACATGGTGAACCCATCGGCACAAACGATCTCCGGAGCCGGGCGTCGATGCAGCCGACGCTCCGACAACTCGATCACCTTGCCCGACTTGACGTGGGCTTGAATGTCAAACTTGCTCATGATTGTTCTCCTGTAAACATCTGTTTATGAATACTGAACAGCCAACGTATCGTCCTGCATCAACAGGCGCTTTTTGTACCCGTTGCCAATGTTCATACCTGCGTAGTAGAAACACGCTTGGCCGAGACTGCCTTTGATGGTGTACCTAGTCTTGAATGAAGACTTGTACCGTCCGACCTGTACGTAAAACAGAGTCTCGCTTGAGTAGGCAATCCGCTTGCCGTCAAGTTCTGCGAATTTCAGTTCCACCTGTTCCATGCTCATCGCACCAACCCCCCTTTGTTGTTGAACCCTATGAGTTCGTCCCTGTTAGCAGGGACTTGGTAGTTGCTCTTGTGCATGGGAAGCACAGTGAACTTGCGCTTACGCGCCACAGTCTCGGCACAGTCCTCACACAAGAACTGGCCCCCATCGATACGACGCTGCCTAGATGCAGCCACTTCCGTGATAACTCCACGGGATATACAAGGACGGCATTGCATAGCAATCTCCTAGGGAAAGGGGGGCCGAAGCCCCCCTAGTGATTACGCCTTGAGTTTGAGAGCGAGCATCGCCCGCATGGTGTCGTCGATAGCAGCCTTGAGCCGCTTGACCTTGGCCTCGCCATTGGCCGCTGCCAGAGCAGCCTCAAGCGCCTTGATGTGCTTGGTCAGAGCACGCTTCTTGTTGTTGAATGTGACCCCATACTGGGCCGCATACTTGGCCTTGCCAGAAGCCCCCTGTCGCTTCTTGGCCTTGTTAACCTCTGCCATACTTCATTGCTCCGTATGAATGATGCCCCATTGGCACCCCGTGACGCACCCCGAAAGCAGATACGTCAAAGGCTGTCAGCGGGTTAGGCGACTGCGATCAATGTGCAGATTCGCACCGACTCGATTTCCTCCCACACAATTCGGTCGCTCGTCATCGCGGACTGAGACTCCACGATTGCGGCATACGCCGCTTCTGCTGCCCGTGCGGCGGCATTGATCTTTCGGGCCATAGGTTGACCCGCGCCGTACGTTGCCCCCCGTGCGGTAAGGGCCGCATTTTTTGCCGCTTCAGCGGTGCGCTCCTCGCACATGATCTTCCACGCAGCGCCATATCCTCGCTGATCAGCAACGGACTGGTGCTCTCCAAGCCACTTCCACATTTCGCTTATTGTTGACATACTTCATTGCTCCGTATGTTAATGATCTCATCAGGTGCCGCATCACGGCACGACGGGCCGAAGCCCGTTTCGATCTAGCGGATATTCAAATTCTCGACATCGTTGTCGATGATCCAGAGATACGCCTCCCGGTTAGTCCGGAAAGGCTCCTGCCAAATCCATCCGTTGACCCAGACAGACCATCCATTCGCAAATTCGTCGATGCGATAGTGGTACATCAGCATTCCGTCCTTGAACACCTTGTGTTCGGTTACACGGTCATTGCTGTACACCGTCGTGGTGCCATTGATCGGGTGCAGATTCATAAACCCTCCGAGCAGTTTAACGACATGCTCAGGTCGCTAGGGGTTAGGGGTTAAGCGATATCGACGATCTTGCTCGTCTTCACCGTCTTGACAGGCGATGCCAGAAGGAGCCTCGGCGTACCGTAGTTCCCCACTATCAGAGTCACAGTACGACTCCCGTCCAGATACGGCTTGATCTTGCCGATCGGAATCTGCTTGCCATCGGACATCGCCGTGGCAACCTCGGGGATATACAGCGACCAACGATCGATCCCGACGCCGTACGTTGCCGCCGCTTCCATCATCTTGTTAAAGATGACAGGAGCATCGACCGCTGTGAGCGTTGACGTTGCATTGCCCTTGTCGAGCGTGATTCCCTTATCGGGGTGAAGACGGATGCGAACAGTACCTTCAAAAGTAGCCATATGGCCTCCAGTAGAGTTATTAAATAGAACAAGCCGACCCAGACACCCTCGCCCAAACCGCCGGCGGTGTCAAGTTTCCCCCTCGGACTCCCCAAAATTTCTGAAATCTATGACGATGATCTAAGTGATAAGTGTAAAGTGGCGGGGATAGATCAAAAGATAGATCGTAAAAACACTAAGGGAATCAATGGGTTACGCGCAATGATCTAAATAATCTATGTTTTTTGAAGTAATGTGGCGCTAAAAATTAGGAGGGAGGTACTGTATGGATATACAGTATCGAGACAAATTCTGCGAGAGAAGACATCAAAATCTATATATTATTTAGATTATTAGTATCATATATAGACTGGCTCCCCCGACATATCCCTGGAAAATCAATGACTTACAAAACTTGACATGTAAAACTAGACAGATCTATCTAGCGATTCTGCGTAAAGTTCCACTTAGATTATTTAGATTGTTCCTTATAAATCAATGACTTAGCGATTTTGCCCCCAGACACGCGGTATTGATGGGGTGTGCTACAAGCCCCCGACGTATGGAATCAAGAAGAAAACTACAGCGCCTGCGCACAGGCAAAAAAAGACCCGCCGGGTTAGGGCGGGTCAGTGGTCACATCGTTCTGATGTAGCGTACGTAGTACCATCGTCCGACCAGTCGTTTCGCGCACACCACGTCACGACCGATCCTGCAAAGTCGCCATCGCCAGTATTCGCGAGGGCCGTACTTCAATTTCCTGAACATCATCATCTCCTAGGTTTGGGTCGGGCGGCCTTTCGGCCGCCTTTCCCGTTCCGCTTTACGCGATGTCCACGATCTTGGACTCGCGCTTTACCTCGCCGTCCTTGGCGATCACCATCCGAGGACTGTTCCACGGCCCTTTTCGGATCGTCGGCGTCGCGCCCGCCCTGATCGCTTCCACGATCAAGGTTAGCGGGATTTGTTTCACCGACATCGGCACCTTCTGGGACTCACCCGGAAGATAGAACGACCAGCGATCAAGTCCGACTTTCCGACTTTCCGCCTCGCGGATCGCGATGGCCAGCACCTTTGCTGCGTCGGCCGCCGTGAGGGTCGAGCCGCTTATGCCCTTATCGAGCATAATTCCCTTTTCCGGGTGAATCCGCACCCGTACGGTACCTTCAAAGTTGCGCATTTGCGCTCCTCCAGTTCAGATTGTTAAACAACCCGCGACCGCTTGTGCCGCGTGTCGGCTGCACCTGCAACCGACGATTCCAATCTCGCATAACGTGACACGGATGTCAAGTTTGCGGCGGTTCAGCGGGGCAGTCGGGCGGTCGCGGCTCGCGCACGGCTGCGCGATCGGGAGGGGGGAGGGGGGCACATGGACTGGCGTTTGGCAGGCCCCCCCTATTTGTAGTAAACCGCTTAAACCACAACCCCAAAAAACTAAAACTTTACACATTCCTCTGCTACACTGCCGCGCCATGCCTTTACAGGACAAAGACCTCGCCAAAGTTCGACAGAAGACCTACTCCCGGACTTGGTACCTCAAGAACCGCAAGGTCCAGATAGCCAAGAACAAGAAACTCCGCAGGGCCAAGCGAAAGGAATGGGAAGCCTACAAGGCGGGCAAGAAGTGCGCCCACTGCGGATTCAGTCACCCGGCGGTCATCGACTTCCACCATGTCATTCGCAAGAACAAGCAGTCCGTCAATAAATTGGCGGCAGTCAGGAACAACATCCCCGCCGCGATCAAGGAAGCCGAGACCAAGTGCATACCGCTTTGCTCGAACTGCCACCGCATCTTGCATTGGAAAGAACATAGGCGCTAAGATGAGCCATGGATTTCCATCCACTGCGACCTACGAAATGGTCTGACAGACTGGCGTTCGATGTGGCTCTTACCCTTGAGGGTAGCGGGGAACCTCTCTCCGACGTTTTGCTTCGGCACAAGATCACCACGCAAGAGATTCTGGACTTCAACACCGACCCGGTGTTCCTCAAGAAAGTCGATCACTTCCGTACCGAAGTCCGCGACAAGGGCATCACATTCAAACTCAAGGCCCGCACGCAAGCCGAAGAACTCCTGACAACTTCGTGGCTCTTGATCCACGACCCGGCTGTATCCCCGGCAGTCAAAGCCGACCTGATCAAGTCCACAGTCAAGTGGGCTGGACTTGAGCCTAAGGACTTGCCGCAGGAAACCTCTGCCGGTGGAGTCAAGATCACGATCAACTTGGGCAGCAAGCCCGAGGATGCCAGAGTCATAGACCTAACCCCGGAACCCATAGATGCTGACTTTGCCGACCAGCCTGAGCAAGCGCTTTCACACAACGTATGAAGGCCATGAAGCCGCTGTGTTCGATAACAGCGTCGAGTACCACAACTTCACGAGTGCGTTGAAGAATGCCGGGATTTCGTTCCTGACCCGCATCGTCAAGGCCAAGCGCAATGGCAAGAAAACCCGCAGTTTCGTGGTACTGTTGGTAGAGGACGTACCTCCCAATGCCACTTGAGTTGCTACGCAACTCCACCATCTAGAAACTTAGTATGCCACTCAAGTTGCTACGCAACTCCACCATCTAGAAACTTAGTATGCCACTCGAAATTAACTACACGCCCCCACCCACAGGGGCCAAGTTCATGGAATCGGACGCCAAGATGCGCGTCCTCATGGGGCCAGTGGGTTCCGGCAAGTCGGTCACCTGCAGTTTCGAGATCGTGCGACGGGCCAGTATGCAGCGGCCTGACGAGCAGGGAAGACGCCGCACGCGAGCGGCTGTGGTACGCGAGACCGCCCGGCAGTTGCAGGACACCACGATCAAGACGTTTCTGGACTGGTTCCCGCCGGGGCAGTGTGGCGACTACATGCGCACTACCAAGACCTACTTCTTCAAAGTCGGAGAGGTCGAGTGCGAGATCATGTTCCGTGCGCTGGACGATGCGGACGATGTGGCTAACCTGAACTCGCTGGAGTTGTCGTTCGCTTGGTTCAACGAGTGTCGGGATATTCACCCGGATATCGTGGACGCCATGAGCAAGCGCATCGGTCGTTTTCCGTCTGCCAAGGACGGCGGACCCTCGTGGCATGGCATGTGGGGGGATACCAACCCGCCGACCATGGACACATGGTGGTACTACCAGTTGGAAGGACTGGACCCGAAAGACGGGGTGTCTCCGAACGACAACGGCTGGGCTGTGTTCAAGCAGCCGTCCGGACGATCGCCGTACGCCGAGAACATCGAGAACCTGCCGGAAGGCTACTACGACACTCAGGGCCGCAGCGATGAGTACATCCGGGTCTATATCGACGGCGAGTATGGCCTCTCCAGCGCCGGTATGCCGGTGTACAAGTACTTCAGGCCCGACTACCACATGGCCAAGAATTCCCTGCGGCCGATCGTCAATGGCGTGAGACCTATCGTCATCGGGATGGACTTGGGGTTGACCCCGGCGGCGGTGCTCGGGCAGCAAGACCCGCGTGGTCGCGCACTGATTCTCGGTGAGTGTGTCTCGTTCGACATGGGCGTGCAGAGGTTCATGCGGACCATGCTCAAGCCGATGCTCTACGAACGCTTTCCGGGGGCACCGGTGCTCATCGTGACCGACCCGGCGGGCGTGCAGCGGGCGCAGACTGACGAGCGCAGCGCGGTGGATATCATCAAGGCCGAGGGGTTCAAAGTGATCCCGGCAAAGACTAATAACATATCAGCACGAGTTAACGCGGTCGATGAGTACCTCATGCGCAGCATCGACGGCGATCCGGGGTTTCTGGTGGACCCCCGGTGTACGCAACTCAAGGCCGCCATGATGGGCGGCTACAGGTACAAGCCGAAAGGCGACGCGGACATCGAGAAGAACAAGCACTCGCACGTTGCCGAGGCGCTGCAGTACCTCATGCTCCACATTTCGAACGGGGGCGAGGCGGCTCGGACCGGGGTACGACGGGAAGTAAAAAGGGTTGCAGCCTCCGGCTGGACCTGATATTGTCCGTCCCGCATTGCTTTTCTCCTAGTATTCGCTGCATACCCTCCCTAGATGTAGCGTTTAACCCCCGGGGTTCCCTCGGGGGTTCTTTTCCTATTGACTTCGTATATACTTGTGATACAAACCGCACAACGCGGAGGAGTATATATGGCGTCCAGTTGCAACAAACCCTACAAGGTCACTTCGAGTAACCCCAAGATGTCGGGGGCGGCAGCGCCTATCAAGTCCTACCAGAAGGGCGGTTTGGTGACCAAGCCGCGCAAGATGGGAGTAGCGGAGTTTACCCGTAACATGCCGGAAGACCCGCGTAATCCGGGGGCCTTCATGCGTAACGCACGGCGTTATATCGAGAGTGCTCCCAAGTACACCGAGAAGGAACGCACAGCCATGCGCGAGGTCGAGGATAAGGGCATGACCAAGAAGATGCAGGACGCCTACAAGCGGTTCTACGGCAAGTAATATGGCTGGACTGACATTCCTACGAGTGGTTAACAACACTGATCTTGCCAAGCAAGAGCAGGCAGTAGTCGATGCTGCACTTCAGGAAAGACAGAACCAGCCGCTGATCTTGGGTCTCACCGGGTACTTGCGCGAATGCTGGGATGTCGCCCAGATGGCCAAGAAGCCCATCGAGAACAAGATGCTTCGTGCGCTTCGGCAGCGCAATGGCGAGTACGAGAACGACAAACTCGCAGCCATCCGTGGTCAGGGTGGCTCTGAAATCTACATGATGATCACTGAGGTCAAGTGCCGCGCTGCGGAGAGTTGGCTTCGGGATATCTTGCTGGATAACGGCAGCCCCCCGTGGGATTTGCAGGCTACACCGATCCCTGAACTTTCTCCCGAGCAGCACCGCGAGGTGCAGGCGGAATTTGCCGAGAAGGTTCTGAAAATGGTGCAGGAACTCGGGCAGGCACCGTCGCGAGAGCAGATGAACGAGATGCGAGAGATGGTCTCGCAGGACTTTCGTTTCCGTATTCTGCGCGAAGCGCAAGCGCGTGCAGACAGGATGAAACTCAAAATTCAGGACCAGTTCGCTCATGGCGGCTGGGAGAAGTCGTTCAACGATTTCGTTACCGATCTTGTCACCTTCCCTGCTGCGTTCATCAAGGGGCCGATCGTGAGGCGGCAGCGCACGTTGGGGTGGAAGGCTATGCCTGACGGCACGGTAATCCTCGACCCGGTTGAGAAACTTGGACCTGAGTACGAGCGCGTCGATCCGTTCCGCATCTACCCCGAGCCGGGGATTTCCGACATCAACGAGGGGTATCTTTTCCAGCATCACCCCCTTAGCCGCATGGACTTGGCCGATCTTATTGGCGTTCCGGGCTACGACGAAGACGCTATCCGCAAGGTCTTGGAGATTGGCAACGGCCAGTCTTGGATCAGCGAGGATGTCGAACTCCAGAAGAACGAGGAAGAGCGCAAGTACTACTCCTACATGCGCCCCACCGAAGTCTTCGATGCACTGGAGTTCTGGGGCAAAGTAAGCGGCAAGATGCTCGTTGAGTGGGGGATGTCCGAGGAGGAGATTCCGGATCAGGCCCGCGAGTACGACGCTAACGTATGGATTGTAGGCAACTACGTAATCAAGGCAGTACTCAACTATGACCCGCTCGGTGAAAAGCCGTACTCAAAAACGTCGTTCATCAAGTGCCCCGGCGCGTTCTGGGGCAAAGGCATCCCCGAAATCATCGAAGACCTCCAAAGCGTCTGCAACGCCGCCGCCCGTGCCCTCGTCAACAACATGGGCATTGCGTCTGGACCTCAAGTGGAAGTCAATCTTGAGCGCATTCCTGCGAACGAAGATATCACTCAACTTTCACCTTGGAAGATTTGGCAGGTCACTAATGACCCTCTTGGGTCGAGTGCGCCAGCAGTTAGGTTCACTCAGCCAGAAGATAATGCCCAGACTCTCGTGGCTGTCTACGAGAAGTTTAGTCGTCTTGCTGACGATCATTCTGGTATCCCTGCTTACGTATATGGTGATCTGAACGTACAAGGGGCAGGGCGTACTTCCTCTGGTCTCTCTATGCTCATGGGCGCTGCAGGAAAAGGTATCCGGCAGGTTGTGATGCACATCGACAGTGACGTAGTAAAACCTATTGTCACGCGACAGTTTGTATACAATATGCGGTATGATGAGGATCAGAGCATCAAGGGTGACGTTGAAGTAGTCGCCAAGGGTGCAGTGAACCTTGCGGTGAAAGAGACCGTTAATCTCCGCAGAATCGAGTTCCTCAACGCAACGGCGAATCCGTTCGATGTCGAGATTCTTGGCCGTGATGGTCGCGCAGCGATCTTGCGGGAAGTTGCGAAGGGGTTGCAGATGGACGTTGAAGAGGTTGTCCCGACCCGGGAGAAGGCTTCCTATCAGCAGCGTATGCAGGCACTGGCTATGTCGATGGCTCCGCCGCAAGCGCAGCCTGAAGCCGGTACTCCTGCGCAGCCTGATGGCTCTCCGAAGGGTGGCGGCGACACTCGTGGCATTAGTGGGCAGGCAGCATGATTCGTCCCGAACCGAAGGTAATCAAGGCATTCGCGATGGCTGTTCGCCAGTATCCAGAAGTTCTGGAGTTTCTGGGGCAGTGGCGTATGCACGAACTTGATAACCTGCCTGCAGCAGTTAACAACATGGCGGTCTCACAGGGGCGCTGCCAAGTGTTGGGTGAACTCTACAAGTTCGCCAAAGATGCCCCTGAAATGGCGGCAAAGACTTGATCTCGCCGTCTAATTAACGCATACCAAAAAGGAGCGTACACATGGCCCTTCCAGAGCAAATTCGCAAGCAGTCCGAGGCGGTTCAGGAACTCTACAGGCAGATTAATGCTGCCGCTGGCGAGGCAGGCGATAACGCCGATGCCCCTGATCAGGCAGAGAACACTCCTGAAAATACCCCTGCCGACGAGAATGCTACGAACAATGCTGCTCCGTCTCCGGCAGTTGAGCAGAAAACCGGCGACGATAAGGTGTCGGAAGAATCGTTCTTGCAGAAATACAAGACGCTTCAAGGAATGTACAACGCTGAGGTACCTCGTCTGCACGCGCAGAACAAGGAAACGCAGCAGCGTGTGCAGCAACTGGAACAGTTGTTGGCGTCTCTCTCGTCTCAGCAGCCTACCGCTCCCAGCACTCCAGCGGCTCCCACTGAAAAGTTGGTGACCGCCAAAGACGTTGAGGAATACGGGGACTCCATCGAGATGATGCGCAAGGTTACTCGTGAGGAGATTGGCTCCATCGCGGGTCGCATGGCGCAACTTGAGAGGATGATAAACCAGTTCCAGTCCAATGTTGTTCCGCAGGTTCAGGCTGTTGCCCAGAAGCAAGCCGTGTCTGCAGAGCAGCAGTTCTGGGCTGAACTGTCCAATGCTGTCTCCAATTGGCGGGAAGTTAACGACAACGCAGATTTCCAGTCTTGGCTGTTGGAAGTTGACCCGCTGACTGGCATTAGCCGCCAGACATATCTTGAAGATGCGCAGCGGTCGCTTGATGCGCGACGAGTTGCAAACTTCTTCCGCACTTGGCTTGAGAGTACTGGACAAGCCAATGTTGCTCAAACCAAGCCCCGTGTTTCTGCACCTGAGTTGGAAAAGCAAGTTTCTCCCGGTCGTTCGAAAAACACCGGCACTACGCAGACCAACAAGTCTCGTGTGTACACGCCAGACGACATCAAGAAGTTCTTCAACGATGTTCGCGCTGGTAAGTACAAGGGACGGGAGCAGGAGCGCGATCGTACAGAACGCGATATCTTTGCCGCACAGCGGGAGAATCGCATCCAACTTAATGCGTAATTAGAAGGAGTCTAAAATGTCTTATCCTGTTTCCCCGGGCCGCCCGAATTACAGCGGCAATTTCATTCCCGAACTCTGGTCGGGCAAGTTGATCGAGAACTTCTATGATGCGACGGTTCTCGCGGCTATCTCCAACACGGACTACGAGGGCGAGATTCGCCAGTATGGTGACACGGTTAACATCCGCACCACGCCGGAAATCACGATCCGCGACTACGTGAAGGGCCAGACTCTGACGGTTGAGAATCCGGACAAGCCGAAGTTGCAACTCGTTATCGACAAGGGCGAGTACTTCGCTTGCGTCGAGGATGACGTTGACAAGGTGCAGGCGGATATCAACCTGATGGACACTTGGACCAAGGATGCCTCCGAGCGCATGAAGATCAAGATCGATCAGCGTGTGCTTACTGACATCCTGCCGGGCATTGGTGCCTTCAACAAGGGCGCTACTGCTGGTGAGCAGTCGGCTTCGTTCAACCTCGGTACCAACGCTTCCCCGCTGACTGTCACGAAGGACGGCGCTGGTGGCACGGTCCCGGTGGTCGATCTGCTTGTCGATCTCGGTACGGTTCTTGACGAGGCCAACTGCCCTGAGCAGGGTCGCTTCGTTGTGATTCCGGCCAAGATGGCGGGTCTCATCAAGAAGTCGGAACTCAAGGACGCTTCGCTCACGGGCGACGGCACCTCGATTGTCCGCAATGGTCGCCTTGGCATGATTGACCGTTTCACGCTCTATGTGAGCCACAACCTGAATGTCTCGTCTGGCAAGTACAGCCTCATCGCTGGTACCAAGATGGGCTTCACGTTTGCCTCGCAGATGACGAACATGGAGACCATTCGTTCGGAATCGACCTTTGGTAACGTTGTTCGTGGTCTGCAGGTGTATGGCTACAAGGTTGTGAAGCCGGAAGCCCTCGCGCAGGCTGTCGTCCAGTTCTGATTTTAGGAGTATAAAAAATGGCTGCTTACACTGATTCGCTTGGTTTTAACAAGGGTACTGCGGCGTATCCGGATGCAACTCGTGGCGCGGTACACAAGTTCGAGGTTCTCCTCGATTTTGCTGCTATCGCCGCTGCGCGTTCGGCTGCTGGGGCTGCGGCTCTTGCTTCCACGGATACGCTTGAAATCATCCCGCTCCCCGCTGGTTCTGTCGTTATGGCCGCTGGTGCTCAGGTACTGACGGTCGAAGGCGCGGCTGCCACGGTTGACTTGGGTGACAGTGGTTCCGCTACCCGCTACCTCAGCAACTTCGACCTCAACGCTACTAGCAATTCGGCGTCGGCTCTTGCAGAGCCGTACTACGTTGCTACGGCGGCACCGATCCGTCTCACCATTGACAGTAACAACGTCGATGTGGCGAAGGTTCGCGTGTGGGCGCTGGTTGCTGACGCTGCGGCCTAACTAGGGCGGGGGGCTTCGGCCCCCCTCTCTACAGGAGAGTGATATGGGTGTCTACACTGGTATTGCCCAAGACAATGTGCTGATCACGAGTGGCCGCGCTACTCTGAATAGCCTCACTGTTACGGGTAACGCGACCATCAACGGCAACGTGCTTGGTACTGCGCCTGTTACGAAGACTCTTAGTTTTTCGGTTGCTGATACTGAGAACTACATTGTCTGTAACGGCGCGGGTTCGATCACGGTAACGCTTCCTGCAGTCGCTACGTCTGTGGGTCGGGTTATCTTCATCAAGACGCTTGCCGCGCAGACGGTTGTTTCCAATGCTTCCAACGTGCAGCCGATTGGTTCGGCTACTCCGGGTACCGCGATCCTTGCCGCTTCGGCAGGTGCGTGGGCTATGTTGGTTTGCAATGGCACCAACTGGATTGTGATGGCTTCGTAATGAAACTGGGCGGGGGGCGAAAGCCCCCTTCCCTTCTTGGAGATCGTGAATGCCTACTAACCTTACTGGCAGTTCAGTATCGAGCACTTACGATCAACTGCTCCATGTCAACGATGGTCCAGCCGCTACCGAGAAAACGGTATACAGCGGCACTGGAGTTGCTACGGCCCTGAAGGTCGGAACCGGGTCTGCGTCCGTTGACAACATCAAGATCGATGGGAACACGATCTCTTCCACCAACGCTAACGGGAACATCGTTCTCTCGCCTGACGGGTCCGGCACCGTACTCTTCAGCAAGGCCAACATTACCGGTGGCGTGATTACCGGCGTGAGTCTGACGGGACTTAGCGGTGATCTTCCGGTAGCCGACGGCGGCACTGGGGCTTCGTCTTTGACGGGGTACGTCAAGGGCAACGGAACCTCCGCGTTTACTGCGTCTGCCACTGTCCCATTTGGTGACCTCTCTGGGTTCAAGTTCGGAGAGTTTTTCTCTACGCAGGATCAAACTCCTGCGACAAATACCCCGACTGCCTTGACGTTCAATAACTCGGCAGCGTTTAACTCTGGCATCACTGTGGTCTCGAACTCCCGTATTACCTTTGATACCACGGGGGTGTATGAAATGACTGTAAGTGTGCAGTTCGACAACAAAGGTGCTGCAGACCACGACGGGTATATTTGGTTTCGGAAGAACGGGACAGATATTGCAGATAGTAACTCAATAGTTACCGTACCTAAGGCTGGAGATGGCGGTCGCACACTTCTGCAAGTGACGCTTATGGATTCTATTACTGCCAGTCAGTATATCGAAGTTGTTGTAATGGTCGAAGACGCAAACGTGGACATCGAGCATATTCCAGCAGCAGTTGGTCCTCCGGCGTATCCAGCGGTTCCTTCTGTAATTCTTGTCGCAAAGAGGATCGCGTAATGGCTAAGTCACCTGCATGGCAGCGCAAAGAAGGGAAGAACCCCGCTGGCGGTCTGAACGCCAAAGGGCGTGCGTCGTACAACCGTGCAAACCCCGGTAAACCCGGACTAAAGGCTCCGCAACCTGAAGGTGGCCCTCGTCGTGATTCCTTCTGTGCCAGAATGAAAGGCATGAAAAAGAAGTTGACTAGCGCGAAGACGGCCAACGATCCGAATAGTCGGATCAATAAATCGCTTCGGGCGTGGAACTGCTGAGGAAATACACTATGGCTGAAAAATGGATTCAGAAAGCAATCAAGAAGCCGGGCGCGTTGCGTGCGGCAATGGGCGTCAAGAAGGGGGAGAACATCCCTGCTGGTAAGTTGAAGGCTGCTGCCAGTGCTCCGGGCAAAATCGGGCAGCGGGCGCGGCTTGCTATGACGCTCAAGAAGATGCACAAGGGTAAGTAAATGAAACAGCGATATCTCCGTAATAGGAACGATGGGTTTATCTATGACTGGCATCCGATCCTCGCGGCCAACCCTCTCTGCGAAGAGGTAACCGAGGAACAGGCGTACCCTGAGCGGTTTGTCAAAGCAGAGGCAGTGGAGCAGGTTACCCGTGGTCGCAGGAAGAAGGGAGCGCTTGACCTTTCGACTGGTGACATTCCGGAACCCCCGTCCTATACTCCACCGGAGTTGGCGGCTGACGCGTCGAGGCGGCTACCGTAATGACCCCACAGGACGTAATCACGGAAGTTCGGAGACTCGTTCAGGACGAGGAGAGTCCGTACCGCTACAGCGATACGACTTTGCTTGGCTATGTGAACCAGACTCTGAAGCGCATGGCCGTATTACGTCCTGATCTTTTTTCGCTCATCACTACGATCCCGACTACCCCCAATACGGTAGTCCAGAGTTGCCCGGCCGACTCCGTTCGTCTTGTAGAAATCTTTCAAGTTGTGGGCGGAACTGCCGTTACAGAAGTTTCGAGGGATACCCTCGATCAGTCGTTTCCGGGGTGGGTAAGCGAACCGGCGGGAGTACCGGTCAATTACGTCCGACATGTGAGGAACCCTAACAGGTTCTTCTTGTCCCCGCCTCCGGCCACTAATACGCAACTAGTAGCGGAATACGTGCAGTCCCCGCAACCGTATACGCTCGCACAGACGATTGAACTTCTGCCGGACTCGTACCTGCCCGTGGTCGTCGATGGCACCGTATATATGGCTGAGTCGGTCGATAACGAGCATGTGAACTCTGGGCGGGCGAAGTTGTTCTTCGACTCGTTCACGCAGAGCCTTGGCGTTGGGCTGCAGTCTCGGACCATTACCGACACTGAAGAAGGCGGACTCGATCCGAAGCAGGTGGTCTGATGGCTGAACGTACGTTCGCGTCTCTGGTTCCTACGGTCAGTCCGAGCGTACCCGGCTGCCCTCAGCCGACCATGGTCCAGTACATCCGCAATGCGGCTATCCGTGCGTGCGAGCGCAGTCTGGCATGGCGCTGGGTAGAACCCAAGTACAGCCTCTCGCCGGGTATCTACGAGTATCCATTCAACAAGCCCACGAGTACCGATGTGCATGTCGTGTTCGATGCAATGGTGAATGATTCACCTCTGCAGAAGTTAACACTTGAACAGGCACTGTACCAGTTCCCTTACTGGGCTGATCTGTACAGCGGGGTCGATCCCAACACACTTGGGGAGTTTATTCCGGCAAGTCTCTTCAACGCTGTGCAGTATAACGCTACGCAGTATAACGGGGGCGAAACGACCAATCCGCTCCCAAATGAGGCTGTGGAACATGCCACGGACCCGCGTGCGATATGCCAACTTACGCCCGACAAGTACGTCATTCTCCCGCTGCCAGATCAGGCTAAGACGTACACGATGCGGATGTTCTACGCCCTGAAGCCGAAGCGCAACGCGACAGGCATGGATGAAGTCGTCTTCAATGAACTGGAAGATATTATAGTTCATAATACGTTGCAGCACTTGCTGGTGCTGCCGAACACTAACTGGTCCGATCGGGAACTAGCGGCGTATCACGCCAAGCAGTTCATATTCCACTTGGCCGAACGTCGTGCGCGTGCCAATCTCGGTAACGCTCGCGGAGTAATGACCGCACGTATGCAGCGGTTTGGAGTTTAACTATGCCTGTACTTCTCAAGAATAACGCCCAAGGATTTCTGGCAGTTGCCATTTCTACGGGCGATACCAGCCTGATTCTGAATTCTGGTAATGGGGCGTCCTTTCCTAGTCCCGGTGTCGGGGATTATTTTTATGCAACCATCTCCACCCCCGCCGGTACGGTCGAGATTGTGAAGTGTACTTCTAGAACTAGCGATTCACTTTCGGTGGTTCGTGCGCAAGAGAGTACTACAGCAGTTGCATTTCCCGCCGGTAGTAAAGTTGAACTCCGAATTACGGCGCAGTCAATTGCGGATATTGTAAGTGACGGAGTAGTGAATTCCCGGGAATATGTAACGCCCGAGCAGTATGGAGCAGTAGGCGACGGGGGAAATGACGATACCGCCGCTATGATTGCCGCTATGAATGCGGCAGTAACGAACGGACAGACGCTTGAGTTGCGCATGGGTGCAACCTACCTACTCAACACTTGGACGGCGTATCAGACCACTGGGCGACTTCGCATCATCGGCGGGGCAATTAGCGGGGCAAGCGGCAACTCCACTCTGCGCGGCCCTGCAACGCAGGTGGTGTGCCTGTCGCCCTCTACGAACATTGAAATTGAGAACGTGGTGTTTGACCGCTGGACGAGCGCCATCAGCCGCTCAACCGCGCAGACTGGTTCGTTTGACTACTTCAACGTCAGCGGATGCCGGTTTGTGAACTGCACCGGCAACGTCATCATCATTCAGAAGCCGATCAACAACTATCGGATTGAAAACAACGACTTTGAAAACTGCGCTGGCACGAGCGGGTCAACGGCTTACGGGGTGCTTATTGGTACCAACACCTACGCCGATCAAGACACTTGGAAGAACGGCTGGATTGAAAACAACCGATTCAACAACTTGTCGGCTACCGGCACCCGCGCCCTCGCGGCAGTTCTTGTCTACGGCAAGGCCGTCACGGTCGCCAACAACAAGATCGAGACGCTGAACCAAAGCGGCACGGGCGAATGCTGGGGCATCTACACCAAGGTGCGTTGGGGGCAGGTGTACGGAAATTACATCGATGGTGTAAGTGCCGCAGGTAGCGCCGACAATCAAGGCATCAACATCAAGGGCAACACCCGGTCTGTCCCTGTCAGTCCGCAAGGATTCTCCAACTCCGTGTGGGGAAACCATGTCAAGAACGTCACCAACGGCATCTCTGTTGCCAATCGTGGCGGCGGCATCCGCGTGCAGACCGACGATGCGGTGGTCTACGGCAACCTCGTTGAGGAATGCGGGATCATCTGCGACGAGTCCTCAACGTACCAGAACGTCACGATTACCGGCAACATCGTGCAATGCGCAGCGTCCACAAATACTGTCGGCATTCGTATGGAAGGGCAGGGTACATTTGTTGCTGCGAGTAACAACACGATTCGAAATTTTGTTACTGGCATTTTCTTGAATAATGGTCCAACAGGAACGATGGCCGATGCGCAAGTCATACACAATCGGATCATCGGCGCGACCAACGGCATTCTATGGGATTCTTACGTAGGGGCTACTCTGACCCGCAGTGTTATCGAAAGTAACGTTGTTAAGGGGGGTAGTTTTGGATTGATCTATAACGGTTCTGCCGGAACGGTTTCGGATACCCGCATTCGCTTCAACGACTTTGACAGTTGTACTACACCTGTGTCTGGAAGTACTGGCACTAACCCTGTCATTATGGGCAATCTGGCGTCTAATCTCACTGCGCCATCCACTACAATAGTTACTGATTTGTACCGTCAGCAAGATGCAACAAATTCGTACGGGTATCAGATTAATTCAAACGCCAGCAAAATCATTCTAGAGACTATCAGCGGTGGTTCTGAATATGCCATCCGTGTCGATGCTAATGTTGTTGATACCCTTAATGTCAAAAACCTAAATGTTGGTCTTGGAGTTAGTACGTTTGGTACTAATGCGCAACGGGTGCTGGGATTCCTGAATGGTACTGCTCCGACAACTTCACCTGCTGGTATGGGACAATTGTACGTTGAGGCTGGCGCACTCAAATACCGCGGTAGCAGCGGCACCGTTACCACTATCGCGGCTGCCTGACTAATCTCAAAGAGGATTGAATCATGCCTACAGTTACTCCTGCTTTCGTGTCCGCAAATATTCAAGCACAGGACACTAAACGCGTTGATTGGACCGGGATCATTACTGGTGACACCATCGTGTCATTGGGAATTCCAGCCAAAGTCGGCGCAGTTGGCGCTGTTCAGATCGACGGCACCTTTGGTGGTGCTACCGTGACACTGCAGGCATCCAACGATAACGCCACATTTTTCCAGATGAAAGATGTCAACAACACGAATATCTCCGCTACGTCTGCGGGGTACTTCGAGTTCAGAACCGGGGCGATGTATATTCGTCCGGTGGTTACCGGTGGTAGTGCTAACTCAATCAATGTGAAAGTCGCACTTCGCGGCTAAGGTGCCTCATGGCCGACACTAAAATTTCAGAATTTGATTCTGGTGCACCGGCCCTTGGGACGGATGAAGTCGTTATTGCCCGTGGTAGTGACAACTTCCGGCTTACCGTGTCGGACATCCTCGCGCTTCTCGGTTTGCCTGTGTCCGTCGCCAACGGCGGCACAGGGGCCAATACGCTGACCGGCGTACTTAAGGGCAACGGCACTTCGGCCCTCTCTGCCGCAACCGCAGGGACGGATTACGTTGCTCCCGGCACGGCGACCACGTTCACGGCTACGCAGACATTCAACGGGACTTCCTCCACGCTTGGGGCAGTCCTGACCGACGCCGCAGAAACGGTGACGGTATCTGCCACGGCAGCGACCGGAACGATTGCCTACGATGTCACTACGCAGTCGGTGTTGTTCTACACGACCAACGCTTCGGCTAACTGGACGGTCAATCTGCGAGGTTCTGCCGGTACGTCGCTTGACACGCTGCTTTCCACCGGACAAGCCATTACGGTCGCTTTCCTTGTGACCAACGGCGCTACGGCGTACTACAACACGACGGTGCAGGTAGACGGCACGACCTCTGGCGTTACGACGCGGTGGCAGGGCGGCACGGCTCCGACCGCAGGTAACGCCTCAAGTGTTGATGTGTACTCGTACACGATCATCAAGACGGCAGCAGCGACGTTCTCGGTGTTTGCCTCGCAGACGAGGTTTGCGTAATGCCGCTGCTTGGTACTCGGGGCGTTGCATCTGCTAGAGGGTATGGCCTGTTTGGCCGTATCCCCGGCGACCCGTTCTTTTCGTCTACGACGCTGCTCCTGCCCGGTAACGGCACAAACGGCGCGCAGAACAACACGTTCCTCGACTCGTCCACCAACAACTTCACGATTACCCGCAACGGCAACACCACGCAGGGTACGTTTTCGCCGTTCCCGCAAACGGGGTGGAGTAATTACTTCAACGGAAACTCACTGGGGTTCTCCGACACTTCTAATCTTTTGGATTTGGGTGGCGCTGCCGCTTCCCTTGAGTTGTTCATTTACCCAGATGTCGCTAACACTCATGTGGTTTTCGGCAAGCACGGCGGGACAAGTAATTGGTCTACGGCAACTGGGTTTGAATACCAAGTTCAGTACATAGGTGGAATTTTTTACTTTTACTATAACAGTTCGGGATCGCCTGTTGCTGTAACCGACAGCGTTTCTCGCGCTGCGAATCAGTGGTATCACGTTGCTGTTGCGACGGATGCTTCAAATAATATTTCGTTCTACATAAACGGAACCAGAGTCGCAACCGCAACTAACGGTATTACAAAGCCTACTAGTAGAACCAACATAATCATTGGCGTTGATATTGGTGGTAACTACACCTACGGATACATCAGCAACCTGCGGTTTGTTACTGGCTCGAATGCCATAAACCCGTCTTCTACGTCGATTACTGTCCCAACAGCAGCAGTGTCTGCGGTAACCGGAACCCAACTGCTCACCTGTCAGAGCAACCGTTTTGTAGACAACAGCAGCAATGCGTTCGCCTTAACGGTCACAGGTTCTCCGTCCGTTCAAGCCTTCAGCCCGTTCAACCCCACGGCAGCGTACAGCGCAGCCGCCAACGGCGGGAGTGGGTATTTCGATGGAAGCGGGGATTACCTGACCGCCGCCAACAATCCTGCGTTTGCTTTTGGAACAGGCGATTTTACCGTTGAGTATTGGGCGTATTCCCAAGACGTTTCTACTCCAGCCGAGCGCGGAACACTTCAAACATCCGACACAGTTGGCGGGTTAAAGACAACGTACACGACCGGAATCATGGTCGCGCAAGGAGTGGGTGGAAACGGAAAGATTCTTGCGAATGTTGCCGGAACTTCTATTTCCTCCGCGACCGCTCCTCTTGTTGTAAACACGTGGCAGCACATCGCAATCGTGCGAAATTCCGGAACAGTCACGATTTATGTAAACGGAACGTCTGTTGCCTCTGGAACCGCATCTGGAAACTGCTCGGGAGAGTATCTAGCCGTAGGCGGGTACTACAGCACGGCGTATTTGTTTAATGGGTATTTGTCTAGTTTGCGCATCGTCAAAGGTACTGCCGTCTACACGGCCAACTTCACGCCTCCGACTGCGCCCCTTACCGCCATCACCAACACCTCGCTCCTGCTCAACTTCACCAACGCAGGTATTTTTGACGCGACTGCCAAGAACGACCTAGAGACCGTAGGCAATGCGCAGATCAGCACGGCACAGAGCAAGTGGGGCGGAGCGTCCATTGCGTTCGATGGGACGGGGGATTATTTGTCGTCGCAAAACGTGCTAACGGCAAATTTTGGTTCAGGGCCATTCACGGCTGAACTTTGGATTTATTTTAACAATGCAAGCGGAACTCAATACGCTTTAAGCAACTATCAAAATAGTTCCATTGGATGGGGTCTTGGAATTTCTAGTGGCAATTTTGCGTTTTGGGCTACAGGCGACACGCCTGACATATCTACATCAACCCCTGCGGCAACAGGAACTTGGTACCACCTTGCTGTTTCTGGGCAATCCGGCGCGATTAGGCTGTTTTTAAACGGAACACAGATTGGTTCCACGTTTACTGGAACCCCTTCGCTTGACTCTACGCTTCCATTGCGAGTTGGCGATGGGCAAGGCGCGGCTTCCCCGCTTCCATTGAACGGCTACATCGACGACCTCCGCATCACCAAAGGCGTTGCCCGCTACACCGCGAGCTTCACCGCGCCGACTGCGGCGTTTCCGCTTTATTGAGGCGATATATGAACACTACGTTCCTACTACTCTTCATCGCGCTTCAGATCGCGGACATCTGGACGACGCTGCGGGCGCTGGAACTTGGGCATCGTGAGGTCAACCCGATTCTCGCCAAGTTGTTCACGAGGTTCGAGCCGCTTGCTGTGATGGTGGCGCTGAAACTCCCGGCAGTCTGGCTGCTGTCGTATCTCGACTCATACCTGCTGACGATGGCTGCATGTGTGGTGTACATGTGGGTTGTCCTTAACAATTGGAACGTTACTCGGAGTTGATCATGGCTGAGTCTGAAATACTTGCAGTTAGACTTGAGGCACTGCACGCTGATGTGGGCGAAGTGAAGACTGCCCTTAACAAACTATCGGACGCGATCACCAAACTTGCTCTGGTGGAACAGTCGCAGTCGCAGATAGCCGAAGCACTAGAGAGGGCGTTCCGTATGATCGGCAAGATCGAGGACCGGCTGAACACTCTGGAACAGTCTCAACCCAAACACGACAACGCTGCGATGTGGGTTGACCGTGCGCTGACCGCATTGGTAGGGTTCGCACTGGCAATCGTGGCCGCAAAATTTGGCATGATGTAACCGAATGGCCGCGCTAAAGATCACAAACTTTCTTGGTATAGCACCGAAGATTGCTTCGGAGTTGCTGCCGGATACGGCTGCGCAGATTGCCAAGAACGTAAAACTGTACTCTGGTGATCTTATCCCTTACCCGCAACCTGTCGCTGCGGGGACTACGGGGCGCAGTGGAACTGTTCGCACGCTGTACGGATTGCGCAATCCGAACACTGATGCAGTAGAGTGGTTGTCTTGGCTGACGGATGTCAATGTGGCCGTGGCCACATCGAACAAGGAGAACAACCAGCGTTTCTACTACACTGGCAGCGGGGTTCCGAAAGTCAGCGACTACACCCTTGCGACTACCGGCACCGGTCCATACCCCATTGCATACTACGACCTCGGACTTCCGGTACCTACTGGAAAGCCGACTATCGCCACGACTGCGTTTACTGCCAAGACCTCGGCAAGTTTCGCACGGGATGCTTCCGGTATCGCAACGCTCGTGACTTCAACACCCCACGGCTTGCGCACTGGCAGCACGGTTACTGTCTCGGGGTTCACGTTCGTCACTGGCACTTACGTGCAGTCTGGCGGGACTACGATCACCGTCACTATCACCAATCATGGGCTGGCTAACGGGGCGTCCGTAACGCTGGACTTCACTTCCGGCACTGCGGTGGACGGGACATTCACGATTGGAAACGTAACTGCCAGTACGTTTGACGTTACCAGTAGCGTTGCCGCCACTACGTCAGGCGTAGCCAATCTGGACATTCGCAGTTTCAACGTTACGAACATCGATATCAACGTGGTCGATGGCACTACGTTTACCTACTCAAGCCCCGGGTTCCAGATCACGACGACTGCGAATACCAGCGGCAAGATTGACCTCGGTGGGTTCGATCAGAACCGTACGTACGCCTACAGTTGGTACACCCCGTGGGAGGAGGAGTCGATTGCGTCTTCGCCCTCGAACGAACTGATCCTGAAGGAAGGACAGGTTGTTACTGTAACTAACCTGCCGAGCGTAAAGCCCTCGGGGAACAACTTCGTCCGTGGCATCAGACTCTATCGAACTATTCCCTCAAGCGCGGGCACCAAGTACTTTCTGTTGAACACGCTGTGGTTTCCTGTAAACCTCACGAGGGTCGAGCGTGCCGGTAACATTGCTAGGGTAACTACGGGGTTCCCGCACAACCTGAGTATCGATGACCGGTTCAAGGTTGCGAATTGCGATGTAGGGTCTTTCAACATCACGGGCGGGATCGTCACCGATGTCATCGACAACTACACGTTTGAGTACAGCAATCCGGGCGCTGATGAGTTCTCCACGCCTGTTTCGAATGGTCAGGTATTCTATGACGTATCGCAGACTCCCGGCACTAGCACTCCTCAGTACTGGGGTGACGGTGGTAGTTATACATTTACTGATGACTTTAATGCGTCCCTTCTTCTGACCAGTCTCGACTCTGATAACTACGACGCGCCGCCATCTGACCTCAAGGGGCTAGTGGCTATACAGAACAATGTGCTTGCGGGGTTCGTTGCCAACGAAGTCTACTTCACGCCTCCGAATATCCCGCACGCTTGGCCTGCAGAGTACAAGGTCACTATCGAGCCGAACATCGTCGGCCTTGCTGCCATTGGTGGTTCGCTGCTGATTCTTACCGAGTCGTACCCGTACATCGTCCAAGGGTCTGATCCTGCCGCTGGATTCACGCCGCAGAAAATCGATCTACAGTATCCTTGCCTGAACCCGAAGAGTGTCGTGACGATGAGTGGCGGGGTAGTGTGGTCCACGCACGATGGATTGGCGTACTACTCTCCGTTTGCCGGAGCGCAACTTGTCACCAAGTTCAACTACAACAATGACACTTGGTCCGTTGATCTGGACCCGACGACTGTTGTGGCGTCTTTCTACGGGGACATCTACCTTGCTTCCCACTCAACCGGTTCGTTCACGTTCGAACGCGACGAGAAGACTGGTGGTATTTTTACCACTATCAGCGGTGAAGACTCGTACCTCCTAACCGAATCTGACGGGTTCATACTCACGGAAAGTGGCGGACGCATTCTGCTTGAGGGTGGGCTTAACCCACTCATCTTCACCTCGTCTTGGTACGACTCCGTGTACAACAAGTTGTACTACACCGTGGGCAACAGCGGCGACATCTTTGAGTGGGACAATCTGGGGCAGGCACCACTGGCTCTGGAGTGGAAGTCCAAGACGTTCCGGACCAAGGACATGATCAACCTTGGCGCAGCGCGAGTGATTGCAGACTACTCGGACTTGTCAGACACCTCGCTGGTCGAGAACTGGGAAAACGTTACTGCGAATTGGGAAGCCGAGAACGGGACGTACGAGACCAGTGGACAAGTGACTTTCTACTTGTGGGTCAACAAGAAACTCAAACTGGTAAAATCGCTGAGTGATAGCGGGACGTTCCGTATGCCTACTGGGTACCGGGCGGATACGTTTGAGGTTGGCGTGAAGAGCACTATCCGCGTCCGTGAGATTCACTTGGCCGAGACGCCGATCGGACTGAAGGAGGCTTGATGGCTACTCGACAGGCAAGATTCACGGCGATCCCTGCCGTACCACAAGGGGGGCTAAACCAGTGGGAGTACTCCACGATCACGGCCCTGAAGGACAACGTGGAACTTCTTATCGGTGCGAGGGGTGACCTTGGCGCATCAAGTCGTGCTATCACCAAGGGGCAGGTATCGGTTGTCGAAGCCCCGCAGCAGGTTATGCGTCAGGTAACCGCCGAAGGTGCTGGGTTTACCGTCAGTAACGTGACCGTCCCTAGCCTCGATGACTACGTGAAACTGCTGTCGAATGTACAGCAACTCGCCAATGATGTAGCGTCCATCCGGAACACGCTCAACGTCCTGATCCAACAGTTGAAGGCATGACCATGAACACCACTTCACTCGACCTCCCCCCGGCTTTGGCCAGCCTCTTGAGTATGCAGGCTCCTGCGGTTCCGCAGGTGACTACTCCCGGAGTACAGATCGGGATGAGTTCGGCTACAGGGATCGGGCCGCAGCAGATCGGTGCCGGGATGGGGACTCAACTGCCGTCCTTTGCCGCAGGCGGGATGATCGGGGCTGGGGGCCAGCCGGTGCCTATGGGCGCACCTCCGGGGGTAGCAGGGGTTGCGGAGCAACCGAGCGCCGAGATGGACATGCAGTCCATGCAGACTCAGATCAACCAAGTCGCCTCCCGGCAGCCGCAGGCTATGGCCGAAATCCGGAACGCGATTACCGAGGAAATGCAGAGCGGTAACCTCACAGCACAAGAACTTAATACGATTGTGCAGTTGGCCCAACTTGCCGCCAGTAACCCTGAGATGTATCCCTACGTCAAACGCTTCGCCATGCAGCAGGGGATCGCTGCCGCCGGAGACCTGCCGGATCAGTACGACCAGAACCTCGTCATGGTTCTCTTGCTTGCGGCCAAGGCAGTTCAGCAGGACGTAGGCGGGGCACCTGCCGCACCGGGGCAACCTCCGGCTTCAGCCGGGGTAACGGTTCCTTCCATGGCCAAGGGTGGTATGCTTCCGGCTAGTGGCGAGAGCAAGCCGATCATAATCGAGGCCCACACCGGGGAGTATGTTATCCCGAAACACGTTGTGGAAATGAAGGGTAAAGAGTTCTTCGATTCTCTGATTGAGAAGTATAGCCAGAGCAAAAAGGAATGAACGCACTATCAATTGAGATGCTGACACCGGAGCGAGTCGTTGAGTTGTGGCCCTACCTTGAACCACTGTTCGATGCCGCCTGTAAAGGAAACGAGATTGCTCGCGAAGAAATGGAAGCCAAGGATATTCTGGACCTTGGCAAGACGGGATTGGCTGCGATCTTCGTCTGTTACTACGACAACTATCCTTCATGCGCATTGGCGATCCAGTTCTATGAGGTCAACGGACACAAAGGCGCTGACCTGATCGCACTGGCTGGTAAGGGTAAGAAACTGGTTCACTTCAAGAACGCATACTGGCAATCGATCATCGAGTGGCTGAAGGCTAACAACGTAGAGTTTCTAGATGCGTACACGCCACAGTCTCGTGCACTCGTGTACCAGAAGAAGTTTGGGTTTAATAAGTCGTGCGCGTACGTACGCATGAGTCTCCACTAAGAGGTGGACTATGAGTAAGTCGGTAAAGAAGATTCTCACTATTGCTGCGGCTGTCGCCGTGGCGTACTTTGCTCCGCAAGTTGCGGCTGGGATGCTCAAGGCTGGTGCCTCCACGGCGGCTAAAGTTGTGGCCACTGCCGCAGTAAACGCCGCAGGAAACGTGGCCATCGCCGCTGCAACAGGCGGGGATATAGGAAAAGCGGCAATTACAGGCGCTATTACAGGCGGCATTGGTGGGTATCTATCGACAACTTCAGCGGCTGCTGCAACTCCTCCACCGGTCACTACAACTGGTGGACCGACCCTTGCTAATGCTGGTGTTACTGCTACCGGGCAGCAGATTCTTACGGGGACTGCCCCCGGACTTGGTGTAGCAACTGCACCTACTGCGACTGCTACCGGGGCGTTTGCTCCGACTGCATCGTCAATCCTTGGACCTGCTTCGGTTGTAGGGGTAACTCCTTCGGCAGTGTCTGCTGCGGCAACCCCGACGCTCTCACTTGGGCAGCGTGCCATGGGCGCACTCAAAGAGGCTGGCACTGAAGTTGCGTCCAGATTCACCGACCCGAAGGCTATCGCGGACATGACGCTCCGTGCTGCCGGTCAGTTGGCTGGAGGTGCGCTTGCTGGGTCTGGCCTGTCACCTGCTGAACAGAAACTTCTGGCTGCTCAGGCTGCTGACCTTGAGGAACTCAAGCGGACGAACACCGAACTCTACAACCTTCGACTTGAGCAGGCCAAGGCAATTCTTGGTGAGTCCGCCCGTGATTACGGGTTCGAAGAAGAAGCACGCGCCAAGGTGCGCGGTGCTGGGCTGACTACGCAGGCAGTCCGTGGACTCACGGGCGAACGCCGACGCGTAGAACTTGCAAGGCAGCAGCGTGCTCGTGCGGAAGAAGCGGCGACTGGCCGCGCTCGTGGGGAATTGATGGGGGCTGAGCGTACTCAGCAGGCTCGTATGGCTGGACTTTCTGTGCTTCCCGCTGCTCCGCAGACGGCCACGATGGCTGAACGATCCGCACTCGGTAACTGGTATCAGGACGCAGAAACCCGCCGCCAGAAGGCCGCAGAAGAAGCCGGTGGGTTCTTTGGTTCCCAGACTGGTCAGCGCAAGGCTGGTCTCTTTGGCAGCATCGTCTGAGGTATAAGTCATGGCACTCAGTCTTGGACAGTTGATTACTGGTGGCGGGGCGTTTGCCAGAGGGCAGCGTAATGCTGAAGAAGCCGAGCGCGTATCGCGGCAGAACCAGTTGGCTCTTGAGGAGTTGAATCGTAAAAACCGACTGCGCCAAGAGATGCTTCAGGCTCCCACTCCAGCGCAGCAACTTCCCGGTTTGCAATTGCCCGAAGCATTGGGTACTCGTTCGATTGTACAGGCTCCTACTTTGCCTGCTGCGGCTCCTACACCTGAACCTTCGATCACTGTTAACAAACCTCCTGCGCTTCCTCTCGGTGGACAGGAAGGGCTGAAAAAAATTCCCACGCTGAAACTAACTCGGGAACAGTGGCAGTCACTGCCGATGGAGGAAAAAGTTCGGCGGTTTCAGGAGTTTCGTCCTAGAGGTGAGCGCGGGCTTCCGGGGCTTCCTATACCGGGGGCACCTAAAAATTTGGCTGACCTCGAATCCATGCTTCCGGTTTCGAAAGGCCCGACCACTCGCGGTGGTGCGCGTAGGAAACCCGGTGTTGCCGCTACAGACGCGGGCACTCTCATCGATCGCGTAATCGGTCGGGAAGGCGGATACGTCAACGATCCTAACGATAGAGGTGGGGAAACCAAGTTCGGCATCAGTAAAAGGGCTAACCCTGACGTAGATGTTGCCAACCTTACTAAAGAACAGGCTGCAAGAATCTACAAAGAAAGGTACTGGAATGCGATTAATGCCGATCAACTTCCTGCAAATATTCGAGAAATTGCCTTTGACGCTGCCGTTAATCAGGGTGTTGGCTGGACACAGAATGCTCTTGCACAAGCCGGGAACGACCCGCAAAAACTTTTGGAACTGCGTGCGCAACGGTATCAGAATACTGTCGATGATGATCCATCGCAGAATAAATTCCTTACGGGCTGGATGAACCGGCTTCGTGATGTTGCTAGTGCCGCTAGTGGTGTCGCTAGTGGTGTTGCTAGTGCCGCTAGTGGTGTTGCTAGTGGTGTTGCTAATGCAGTTATCCCAACTGCGCAGGCTGAGCCTGCTGCGGCTGCTGCTCCCGCTCCCGCTACCACTCCTCCTGCCGCTGGCGTTTCTAGAACTCCTGCGGTCAACACCAACCTTCCGCAGAGTGCTCAAGTAATTCTCGATAACCCGCAGTCAGTTCCGTACGCAATGCAGATTGCGTTGCAGCAGCGGCAGGAGATGGCTCAATTGGCTGGTATGTACCAGCGTGCGGGTATGGGCCAAGAGTACATGCAGACTCGTGCCAAGGTAATGGAGTTGGATAACAACATGCTCTACCTGCAGGGTATGCAGGGGCTTCAGGAGTTTGCAGTTACTAACGATCCTCGTCGTCTCGTTGCTGTTTGGAGTGCGTATACGAACATACCACTCAATGTTCAACCACGTAGTGATGGACGGTTTGATGTAGTTGTCAACGGCCAGCGAGTACGCGAAGGACTTGATCGTAACGACCTAACTCAAATGGCTAGGCAGTCCTTCGATGCTGGATACCGGGAGCAGGTACAGCAGGCTTCCGCTGAGATGGGGGCGGAGTCATTTAAGTCTCAGTTGAAGGTTCAGGAAGAGCAGGCCAAACAGACTGCCCAGATGATCCGTGAAATTGCTGTAGCACAGACGCAAGGTAATCTGGCTCAGGCGCTTGAGTGGGCCAAGGCTAACTACGGTTGGGACATCAAGCCCACTGGCGGCGGAGATGGTACTTTGATTATTCGTCCGCCCGGTGGGTCTCCGCTAGTGTTTAACCCCGCTGGCCGCACTATAGAAATCGATGGTGTTAAAGTGCAGAGCATGGCTGCGTACCCCATTGCAGGACTTCCGTCCTATGGCGGAGTGAACGCGAGGTAAATCATGGCTAAAGCCGGATTGTCGTTTGCCAGTCCAATGATGGACAAGATGAGTATTGGGCCTGCGCCCAATCCGTACGAACCACTGTCTCCGACTTCCGGTATTGGAGTCGGTAATCTTGGACAGTCTGCTGCGGACATGGCGTTGCTTGGTGAGCAACTTGTCAGGGGGACTCAGTTTACCCTCCCTGAAATGCGCCGCCCGCCAGATATTGGCGTAAGCGAAAGCACCGGTGAGTTGTTTGTGCAAGGTCGCAGATTCTCTGCTCAAGACGCTGCCACTGCCTTAGAATCGGAAGCACTGCTTGGGCAACCCGGTAGCGGCGAACTTCCCTCTGGGTTTGTACCTCTTGATGAACAGGCATATCAGCAATATCTGGGGTCAATCCGTGATCCGTCGCCGTGGCGGCTTGGCAAGAAGTCCTTCGGGCGCGGTGTCGATGTGCAGCAACTTCTTGCTGGTCGTGCGCTGCAGGCTTTCGGTGCTGAGGAACTGGGTGGCAACATTGCTGCTGCGCAGGAAGAACAACTGCGTCAGACTTCACCGTTTGCTCGGCAGTTCACTGACATTGGTGAACCCAACCGTGGGGTACTCGACTGGTTCGTAGGTAACCTTGCAGAGCAGGGACCGAACCTTCTTATCTCTGCGCTGACCGGTATCGGTGGTGCTGCAGCAGGCCAAGCGACTGTCAACGCAAGTACCCGCGCACTGGCAAAGCAGTTCCTCAAGCCGAGCAACTCTCAGTCGGTTATCAACGCCGCCAAGAAATACGCCAGCAACCCGAGCAGTCTGACGCCGGGCGAAGTCAAACTCCTTCACGAAGCAGCGAGCATCACTGCCGGTGCACAGATCAAAGCATTGCAGGCTGGTCAGTCGGGACGCTTCATCAATACTCTGGCGGAAGGCGCTCGTGGCGGTCTTGCTGCAAACGCACTTCAGCAGGCTCGTACTATCGGTGCGGGTGTTGGCCTTGGTGCGCAAGGGTACGTCAGTGGCGTAGGCGACATCTACGGTTCGACTATTGATGCGGGTGACCCGGATCGTAGCACTGCGCTTCTGCTTGGCATTCCGTATGCTGCGCTCGAAGGGCTTACTGAGTTCGCTGCGGTCTCGCGCATCTTTGGCACCTCTGGTGCTGGGCGGCAGACTATTCGCTCGATCCAAGGCCGTGGTGCGCAGGCTGCTGAAGTTGGTAAACGTGCAGCCGCTGGTCTTGCTGTTGGCGGTACGCTTGAAGGTACCACCGAGGCTGGGCAGGAGGCGTTGCTCCTTGGTGTGGAGGATGTTGACTGGAACTCTCCTGAGGGCGTTAACCGTCTCGTCAACTCGTTCGCTGCAGGCTTCGGTACTGGTGGTCCTTTTGCTGCGGCTGGCAACATTCTGGGTAAGGTTCCGGTCAACCTGCTCGACCCGGGCAAGACCACTGAACCCATTGCGGCGACCAGTGAGTTTGAACCTGTACCGCCACCCCCGCCGCCTCCCGGACCACAACTTCCGTTTGTCGTAGCACCCGGTACGCAGGGGCAGTTGTTTGGGCAGACTGCACCGACTAGCCCCGTTCCGGGACTTGCACCTCCGACTCCGGGCGTTGCAGGCGTAGCCGGTCCGTATACTCCGGTCGAGAGTTTCGGGATCAGTCCTGCTACTGAAGTTGCTCCGGGGCAGCAAGACTTGTTTGCAATGGGGCAGCAAGACTTGTTCGGTGGTCCGGGACTTCCTATGGAGTATCCGGTTGGTGTACCTGCGGAGTCTGTTGCGGGTCCGGTTCCTGTCGCTCCCGGGCAGGGGGTACTTCAGTTTGTCCCTCCTGCGCCCACTGGTATGCGGTTCACTGATGTGCAGCCGATGCCGGATACCCAGATCGCCCAGCAGTTCCAGAGCCTGCAGCGACAAACTGAGTTCGATCAGGCCATGGTTCAACGCCGTGAGGCTGAGACCACGCAAGCGGAAGCGCAGCGGCAGTTACAGTTGGCCCAGCCTGCAGCCGTTGCAAGTGCCGCCCCCGTTCGTGGGCCTCGGCAGTTTGGTGCGACCGAACCGCAGCAGTTGCCACTCTTTGGGCAGCGCGGTCTTCCGCGTCCGTCCGGTGCTGAGCGTCTGCGCCGTGGTGCTACGCCATTGCCAGAGACTGCAGCCGTTGAGCAACCCGTAACCCAGCAGGAACTTGAAGCCGCTGGGCAGTTGCCGATGTTCCCGGAGAAGAAGAGCAAAGGCGCGAAACTCAAGAAGGGTGCCAAGCCCAAGAAGGAAACACCGCCGAAGAAAAAGGCTGCGCCGAATGAGGCACCGCCCAAGAAGGAAGCCCGGGTCAAGACCTCCCGTGATGTGGACGAGACCTACGACAATGGGGGTCGATACGTTGGCCGCGTAGACGCCGATGGTGTCCGTAGTGGCGCTGGGGTCTACACTGGTTCGGACGGGCTTACCCTAGAGGGTACGTTCAAGGATGGCGAACTGTCCAAGGGCAAACTTACCTACCCCGATAAGACTGTTTTGGAAGGAACGTTCGAAGACGGCGTGCTTCTGAGCGGGACACAGACTGAATCAGACGGCAAGGTCTATAAGGTCAAAGACGGGGTGATCGTTGAAGATGTCACTCCGAAACCGAAGGAAGTCAAACCTGTAGAGATAACTTTGGAGATGGAAGACGGTAAACCCATGGTGGTCAAAGACGGACGCAAGTTTCTTGACAAGTTGAACAAGGACATCCTAAAGTACGAGAAATTCTTAGCCTGTCTTACGAGGAAGTAAACTATGGCACGCGTACGACTTGGCGATGTATACGACCTCGAAGACTTGGCTCTTGAGATTGGCGCTTCCATTGAGTTCACTGACGGTCGCAAGTTCAACACTATGAAAGCGCAATCCATGCGGACCGTAAAGGAAGACTCTCCGCAGCCGCAGATGATCCGATCGGATAACACTGCTGAAATTCTCAAGCAGATCGTGTTGCTTCTTAGCCGTCCGGTCGAAGTTGTTATTCCACCCATGCCCGCTCCACAGGTTACCGTCAACCTTCCCGAAGAGAAGAAAGACGACGAAGAAGAGGACAAGCCTGTTCGGTGGGTATTTGAATTCGAGCGTAACCCTAATGGTACGATCAAACGTATTGAAGCCACATCGTCAACTGACGACTGAGAGGAACTGACATGAGTATGACCAACGCAGCAGAAGCCAATCTGCTGAACCTTTTGTTTCTCAACACTGACTGGGCCAACATAGGTGACGCAGCAGGACTTCAGAACTCTGCCGCTGATGGTTCCTTCTACATCAGTTTGCACACCGCTGACCCGGGCGAAGCAGGTACGCAGTCCACGAACGAGACTTCCTATACCTCTTACGCTCGCGTTGCGGTGAACCGAACTGCAGGTGGTTTCACACTGACGGCACAGACCATCAGCAATACTGCACTGGTTCAGTTCCCGCAGTGCACTGGTGGTACCGCGACAGTTACGCACTTCGGTATTGGTACCGATTTGTCCGGCACTGGTAACTTGATCATGTCCGGTTCACTCACTGCCGCCCTCGCCGTATCAAGCGGTATTCAGCCGCAGTTTGCCCCGGGCGCGTTGACTGTGACGGTGGATTAATGCTGTGTGGCGGTACTTCTGTGCGCATTGTCTGCGGGAACTCCTATTTCTATGGGATGGGACTGTGGAACAATGCCCAGACCATCCATGCGGTGCTGTGGAAATAATGGGGTTGGAACACGATGCCACTTAATAGAGGAATTGCCTCTCTTGCAGATGCCGTTGCCACAACCGGGCAGGAGTGGATGTCGTTCTTTTTCAAGACAGGTGTCCCGGCTGCGGGTGCTGCACGATGGGTCGATGGTTCCGTAGGCGCAGGTATTCCGATCTACAACCCGTACGTCGGGCTTCCTCTTGAGGCTACAGTCATCACGGGGGCGGGCAATCGCGGCATCTATACCGGACCCACCCCGGCGACTGGGCAGCAGAAGTTTCTTCATGCCATGCAAGTCGTCTCAGTTTCGGCAGGTGTACCTCTCTACATGCTGCTTGCTGACTACCTGCTGTTCTACCCGTTGATCGATGGCGACTCTGCAGATACGCAGACCATGGTCAATACGGATACGCTGTCTCGCTATACCTCTGGGGAAGGGGTGCAGTGTATGTTCATAACGGCATCACCCATGGGTCAAAATGGTACGGTTACGGTGACCTATACGAACTCGGCAGGGGTCTCTGGGCGTACTACTACGTTTGGTGTCAACACAAGTACAACCATTGGATGCATCGTAAACACAGGCGGCAATACCAACGCTGCGGCTGCTGAGACTCCGTTCATGCCACTTGCCAATGGGGATAGCGGAGTACGTAGTATTGAGTCTGTGATCATTGCAGGCGCACCCGGTGGATTGTTCAACGCAGTATTGGTCAAGCCGCTGTCAGGACTGCAGGTGCGCGAAAACGCTACTGCGGCTGAGAAGTTTTCCGTACCGCATTCGGCTAACTGTCCAGAGATTCAGAATGCTGCGTACCTGAACTGGATCATCAACAACGCAACTGCAACCACGCCGCTACTTCGCGGTTATCTACACTTCGTCTGGAGTTAACTTATGGGCTTTAACAGCATGGACGATCTTGTTACCGAGATCACTAGTGGAAAATTCATCCGCACTGACTGGAACAAGATCACTGGTGCCGCTGCGTACACCGCTGGTCGCTGGTATGACTTCTCGGGTCTTGCCGGTACTCCTGTTGCCAATGCTTGGGCTGGTACGGCGCTCGCGTGGCGCTCGTGCGACGAGACCACAGGTAACGGTACGCAGATTTTTGGCCTGCCGCACGGTGGTAACGTCTCGGCCGATACCAAGCATGTACTCAATGTGCAGGCTGTCACTGCCGTTGCTACGGGTGTTCCGGCGCAACTCATGCTTGTTGACCTGCAAGGCTACTGGCCCGGTATTACAAACAACTCAGCGGTAGCACAGACACTCACCGGTACTCCGACGCTGCGATATGCGAACGGTGTAGGGTGCCGGTTGTATTGGGTGCAGACTGTGGCAGCAGGTGCGACCGCGCAGAATATTGCTGTATCGTATTCCAACACGACCCCGACTTCGGGCCGCACTCTTCCTGTTACGGTGGCTATGACGGCTTCGGCAATCGTAACGCATATCAGCCATAGCGGTACGGCGGCAAACAACTACGGACCTTTCCTGCCGCTAGCGAACGGCGACACTGGCGTATCCACCGTGGCATCTGTGACCTTCTCTGCGGCCAACACGGGTACGGGTGCACTGTGCCTTGCTCGTCCGTTGCTCACACTGCCGTTGACTACCGTCTCGGTTTCCGCAGAGCGCGATCTGCTCAACCAGTTGCCTAGCCTGCCGCGTGTGATGGATGGTGCGTGCCTTGTATGGTTGTACTTCGCGGGCGCTGCGACTGGTACGACCACTAACTTCTACGGTGCGGTAGAACTCGGATGGGGCTAAAACAGAACACCACGATTCTGGCTCAGTTGCCGCTGCGGTTGCGTGGCGGTGACCCCGGCACTCTGCGCTCGATGTGGGGGCGTACTGACCTACGCAATCAGTCTGTGGGTCAAGGCATTACCTCCAAGACTGCCGGTATTCCGTACGGTCACTACGCACCATCGTCGTGGAATCTGCCTTACACAGGCGGTGCGATCTCTGCGTTTACGTTCCTCGGGGCTACGTTCTCTGCGAGTCTTCTTCGGGGTACTCCGCTAGATATTAGCGGTAGCGTCTCGGTAGCGTTCACCTCCAGTACCACGGTAAACGCCACTGGTAACATGCAGGGGTCTGTGACTTCGTTCACCCCGCTGTCTCCGGAAAGCCTTGCGGCTGCAGTCTGGTCGGCTCTTGCGACTGACTACAACGTAGCCAACACGATGGGTAACAAGTTGAACTTGGCCTCCTCAGGTGGCGTGGACTACAACTTGTTGTCGCAGGCTGTATGGACATACAGTACCCGAGGTCTCTCATCTGTTGGTAACCAATCAGTTGCTACCGAAGTAAACAACACGGTGACGCCTGCGGTATGGACGTACACACTGCGTAGCCTCACGACTGTTGGTAATCAGGCGGTTGCTGCAGAGGTTGCGAACACTGTAGTCCCGGCAGATGTGCAGTACGTGAATGGTATCGAGGTTGTTGGGACTGGTACGGCTGGCGATCCTTGGGGACCGGTGTAAGTGGCATCCGCATGGGGCAGTTCTTGGGGTGTATCGTGGGGTAACAGTTGGGGCAGTATCACCCCTGTAGTTACCACTGCCGAGCGCAGACCGCGACGGCACACCAAGTTGCGTAGGTTCGAAGAGGACACGGCCCTTGACCTGCTTCATCAAGATGATCGCTTGGCTACTGATTTGATAGTGACGCTGGTCACCAAGGGGTTCTTCAATGGCAAACACTAAAGTTCAAGCCTGCTTCGTCAACACTATCGGGGTCACCGCCAGTGATCGCAAGAAGATTGCTGCGCTGGCCAAGAACTACTCCACGGGCGATACCACTCAGGACTACATCCTTGCGACGAACGACCTCCTGACTTACTTGCGGGATGCAGCCACTGCCGTGCAGGAAGCGATCACCGCTGCAGAGAACGGTGAATCGGGGGTGGCTACCATGCCCGCCGCGCCTACACCGCAAGAGGTGCCCCCCTCCCCAAAAGGTGAGGCGGCAACCGCCGCCTACGAATCACCTGAGGCTGCGTGGGAAGATATGAAGCCGGACGATGCTCCGGCACTTAACGAACTCTCGCCTGTTCAGCAGGCCGAGTGGATTGTTCTCTACGAGAACAACAAGGTCAGTCTCGCCGCTGCTACGGAAATCTTCAAGTCGCGTACGAAAATTGTGCTCGATGAGAAAAGTCGCGTCGAAGCACTGACCAAGCGCATTCGTGATGCACAGACGAGAGAAGAAGCAGGCACCGACCGTGAGGAAATTGAAAGTCTAATTGAGATTGTTGAGACCACTAAAAGTAAGGGCGAGTACCGCGACACTTTAGCGGACCTGATGGATTGGCTTTATAGTACAGACGAGAGAGTTACTCGTAAGAATAAAGACACCGGTAAAAATGAACGAGTGCCCAACCCAACATTCGTACTTGTTAAGAATTTCATAGACGAACTCCCCATTGACGATTCGTTCCGCGAAGCGTTGGTCGAGTTTGGCCGTACACAGATGGAGCCTATTAAAGCCACCAGAGAAACCGGTGACTACAATCCAGTATTCAATCTGATCCTCAAGGCTCAGATGCTCGACCCTATGCGGCAGAAGTTTGGCTTCAAGAACTTGCCGCCTGAGATGGAGTTGGCTGAAAAAGACAAGGTTGTAGTCAAAGCCAAGGGGCGCAAGAAGGAAGAAGACGCTACCGACATGCCTGAGATGAAGGCAGTGGCACTGGCCAACAAGATCATAGACTACAACTCTCGCGAGTTCGCGACCGATGAACCGGGGCGTAAGGCTGCGGTCAAGAAGTTGACTGAACTCTATCGTGCCGTCAAAGCAGACGGGCTTGAAGACTTCGCGGATGTCGATGGCAAACCGCTTTCTGATTTCTTTACGGAAGACGACCGTCCGAAAGTCATCACGGTAAGCAACAAACTGCGCATCGTCACCGAGATTCCGAAAGAAGCGAAGGAAGGTCGGATCAAGACAACGACGGCCGTAGAAGCCAAGCCAGAAGATAAGGACGTATACACCCCGAGGCACACGCTTGACAATTGGGAATCGGGCAGGTACTTGCGTGATGACGGGCAGTCCATTCCGGATACGCTCCCGGTTGGCCGACTGCGCATGGCGGTCAGCAATTTCATATCCAAGTTGTCCATCAAGCCACGCGTCGAAGTCTTCAAGAATCAGGCTGACCTCAAGGAGAAAGACCCTGAACTCTACGCCAAGGCTGCAGCCGCTCGCCCGCAAGGCGACTTCGATACGGTATCGGCAGTGGCGTATTCGTTTGGTGGTAAACCTGCTCCTACTACTGGTGTTTCTCGTCGTGAGTTCTTCAAAGGTCTTGGTGCTGTAGTTGCTGCAGGTAAGGCTAACCTGCAAGGCATGAACAAAAAAGAACTTTGGGATGAAATGTTTCGTCTACGCGATAAAGTTAGAAATGTAGGTATAGCAGATGACTATATGCTACGTTCTAAAAATTTTGGTGGAGAGTTCTATAACGATTTAGAGACAGGTTATCCTAATGTTGAGGAGCAGTTTGAATATGCGTATGACCAATTTGAAAGAACTGGTAGCATAGATGGGTTTCCAGATATAACTTCTGAACAAGTATCCGAGTTCCGCAGGGAAATTCAGAAAGCGCTAAAACTTGCAGAAGAAGCAGCCAAAAAAACTGAAGACAAACCTGCTGTTAAAGAAGTCCCACCGACTGTCATCATCTTCTCCGACCGGGTGCCGACCGAGCAGTACCTGAACTTCGTGCTGGCTCACGAAACGTTGGGCCACTTCGGCTTCCGTTCGCTCATCCCGCAGGACAAGTTCAACGCCCTGATGGAGGACATCTACAACCGTAGCCCTGCCGTCCAAGCCGGTGTTGACGCTGCGATGTCCGTGCGCAGCATGCCGAAGGCTGAAGCAGTTGAGGAGTACCTTGCCGACTTCGCTGCCCAGTTGGACGTTAGCCTCGTCTCGCGTATCTGGAATGCCATCAAGGGTGCGCTCAACAAACTTGGCGTGAAGTTCGGTGACGAGGCAGCGCGGTACTTCATCGATCAATCACGCAGGTACGTGCGCAATGGTGACCAGAGCGCAGTGTTCAACTCGCGGAGTGTGATCGAGCGCCTGCAGGCTATCGAGAATGGTTTCGACCCCGATGACACCGGACGCTTTGCGCAGACACAGACGTTGCGAGAGGTAGGTACCGCAGCGGGTCTGATGAAGGACAACATTGGTGGCGTTCCGATGAACGTCGATGAAGCCCTCAAGTACTTCAAGGATCGAGGCATCGACTTCTCTGGCGGCTTCGACAAGTTCATTGGCAAGTTCTTCAGCCTGCTGGCGTTCCGTGCTCGCCGCAATCCGGGCTTCGTAGAACTGGAGAAAGTTCTCAGTCAGGGCCGTGATCTCTCCATGAGTATCAAGGTAGCCATGAAGGAGAAGATGGCTGAAGTTCTCAACCGCGCCGTGACGCTGCCGGGTACGAATCTCTCAACCGGTGGCGTAACTGAAGAACAGTTGCAGACCATCAACGACACCCTGTACGCCGCGCAGCGGTACGCTGTTAGCAAACTCGACCGCAAGGCGCTTGGCAAAGTCAGACTGTACTCCGTCAACGACGCGGGGGAGTTGGTTCCCAACCAGCCTGAGATCGACAAGTTCTACAACATGGGCTTGCTGTCGTTTGAGCAGATGCGCGACGGCTTCCGGTTCGAAATTACCTACAAGAACGACAAGGGTGCAGAAGTTACCGAGGATGTAAAGGTTGCCGGTATCCCGGGACTGACCAAGGAAAGTATCGAGTGGAAGGGGTATCTCGCAGCCCGCGAGACCATGCGTGATGTGGAACTGAGACTACTTCACGCTAGATATATGTCGCAGATTCAGGATCGTGATCTTGCCTATCGCGAAATGGCAGAAGTCATGCGCGACAAGAAGATGGCTGCTGAGAGCAAGCGGTTTCTGGACGAGATGTACGACAAGTACATTGAATTGTGGACTGCGAATAAAGAAACCACTGAAGACGGTGACTTCAAGTTCAACGTCAAGTCTATGGAATCAGCCAACGATTTTCTTGTCTTGCTTAACCAAGCCATCCTCGGCAAGGACACTGACCTTAACGAAAATCTTTTCGCATACTTCCCGAAGACTCCGACTAGCGAGACTGACAGGAAGATCAACGCGTTCAAGGCTGAGTTGGTGAACATTGACGACAATAGGTTCATCATCCAGAACAAACTGAAAGACATCATCGTTGCCGATATCAGTAACGATCAGGCTGACGCCTACACGATCCGTTCGCTTGCAACTGGGTATACCCCGGTTCTTCGTCGCGGCGAATTCGAGGTACGCATCAATGCGTACAACTCCAAGGGCGAACGCGTGGTACTTGAGCAGGACTACAGGGATCAGTTGGCGTATAGCCAGTTCGAAGCCGAGTCCGAGGCGCTGACCACTGCGGAGATGATCAACAAAGAACTGTTCGACAAGAAGAAGTTCAGCGTCAACGCCCGCAACCCTGACGGGCAGTACACACTCATGGAGGTTACGCTCAAGGCCGAGGCAGGTGCTGCGCTTGACGGTATTGCTGCGCCTCCGCAGTTGAACCTTAACGAGTTCACCCGTGGTCTGCGGCAGTTCAGTATTACCCTGCCGCCCAAGAAACTTGAGCAGGTCATCGTGGCTCTGACATCCCAGAACAATCGCGCCCGTCAAAGGCTTGAGCGTAAGTTCGTACCGGGATATGACCCCGACGCCATCCGTGCTGTGTCGGAACATGTCGAAGCGCGTTCGTCCACGATTGCCAAGGTAATGATGCGGCCTCGCATCAGTGAGTTGATGAACCTGCGCTTGGAGGAAACCCGCAAGTTGTGGCAAGGCGACCCTGAGAAGTTGGAACTTCTGCGTCAGGAAATGGAGCAGGTGATGAAAGACCCTGCTGCCAGCGAAGCCAAGCGCAAGTACGCGAAACGCGAGTACGAGCAGTATGCGTACATGTTCAACGAGACCAATCCGGAAGGAACGGCAAAGCGGGGTAATCAGTTCTACAACGAAGGTTCGAGCCTGCTGCAGTTCATCGAGAACAACAGGGACTTGAACGAGTCGGACTTCGGTACCGGAGAAGTAGCCTCGCGGATTCGTGCGTACACCAGTATCTTCCAGTTGGGTGGTTCACTGGCAACCGGTGCGTTGAACTACATCAGCGCCATCACGAACAGCATTCCGTACCTTGCGGTCTACAACCCGCAGAACTCTTTCGGTGGTGGGTTCGGATTCGGTAAGTCTATGGCTGAATTCCGTCGCGCACTCAGTAACGTGGGCCTGCGTCGGGCGGTTGCCAACTCAGACCTGAACACGGCTGAGTTCTACGACGAGATGGCTACCAACCCCCAAATGCTGACCGAGTACGGACTTGAGGCGCACGAGGCCAAGTTCATCGCTAGAGAAATCCGTGAAGGTGCAATGATCCCGGCGCAGTCTAACGCGCTCATGGAAACGGCACGCGGGCGGGTGCAGAGTGGTGCATGGCAGAAAGCCATGGACGGATTTATGTGGACGTTCAACGCCACGGAGCAGGCATCGCGCCGTGCAGTCGGTCTTGCTGCGTTCCGGATGGAATACGCTAGGCGCATAAGTGCCGGTGAGTCACAAGAGAAAGCGGCTGAGTTTGCCCGCGTGTTCGCCGTCGATGCGCTCAAGTTGAGCATGGGTGAGTACTCGGTGCTGAACCGCCCACCGGCATGGCGCACGGGTATCCAGTCGTTCCTGTACATGTACAAGGTGTTCCCCACCACATCGATCCAGTTGTTCAGGGCGCTGCCACGTTCGGGGCAGGTGTACATGCTTGCATCGATGATGATTCTGGCGGGCGTCTCGGGCTTCCCGTTCGCTGAGGACTTGGAGGATTTGATCGATACCATCGCCCAGAAACTTGGGTTCAAGACAGGCAGTATCCGCTACGAGATCGCCCAAGCGGTTGATTCGGTTGCGCCGGGAATGTCCAGATTCGTGCTGAGTGGCGCGGCTAACTGGATTCTCCCGGCAGACTTGGCCGGTCGTGTCTCGCTTGGCGACTTCGTGCCGGGAACCGGCGTGTTGCTTGCCGGTGCTGACATTGGTCGTGAGATCGGAGAGGTTGCCGGGCCTGCGTGGTCTATGCTCTACGGCGTGTTCAACTCCACAGCCATGGGCGTCAAGGCGGCTACATCGGAGAAGGTCACGTTCGAGGACTGGCTGCGTGAGAATCCCATCACTGCCGGACGTATCCTAGGCGACAGTCTCGCGTACATGAATTCTGGCGCGATCGTTGACCGCCGTGGGTACGTGGTATCGGACGAAGTTAGCGCAGCGGTGATCCTGACCAGACTCGCGGGCTTCTATCCACAGGCGGCAGCAGAGCAGTACGAGATAATTAAACTGAGCACCCGAATGACTGACTACCAGAAAGAAGTTAGTGCAGGGTTCCGTCAGGCTTGGATCAAGGCCATGGTGCGAAACGACATGGATCAGGCGCGTAGCATTGTAGAAGCCGTCAACGATTGGAACGACGGGGCGCAGGGGACGGCGTTGGAGATCAAGAACTTCGAGGCCAATGCTCGCAAGGCGCTACGCGAAGCGACCCGTCCTGCGTCTGAGCGATTGCTGAAGTCAGCGCCCAAGGGCGCACGGGAAGATATCGATCAAGTAACAGAACTGTTCGGGTACTAACATGGAAACATTACTGGGTGGCGTATTTGGTGGACTGCTGCGGCTTGCACCAGAGGCTCTGAAGTTCTTCGACCGCAAGAACGAACGGGCGCACGAGTTGGCAATGGTCGATGCGGAGATGAAGTTCGCCCAAGTCAAAGGCGAGGTTGCCATGCGGCAGACCGAAGCCCAGATGACAATGGCCGAAGTCGAGGCCATAGGCGAAGCGTTCAAGGAGCAGTCCACTACTGCGCAGGCTGCGGGCAAGGTCGTTGCGGGTATTTCTGCT